AGGTCTCTGCAACTGTAGATTGCGGGACCCAAGCGAGAGCTTGACCAAGGAGGGATTCAATTCGATCGAAATAGATAATTCGGTATCCAAAGGCATTTCGGATAGTACGGTCTTTAGATAACTGACGTTCAGTTCTTCGATGCCAGTCATAGATGCCAGGGTGGCGACTAAACCAAGTACGTTGGAACGCATCTGCTCGTACAGTGGGCCACCCGAGGATGAGAGCGAGAGTTCGAGCCAAAGCTCCGTAGTTAGTCGCATGGACACCTTGTTTTGTCTCCTGCCTAAGTTGATGTCTTTTGCTAGAGCCTTTTTCAAGGCTGGTGAAGTCGAGGCCGAACAGATCAGTTGCATTTTTTGAGTGGAGGTCAATTCCGGAAACGATGTCATTTTCCAACTCTCTATCGCCCGCCTCGCGCGCGACAACTAAGGCATCAGCTCCGCTGAGGTCCGCCTCGATCATTATATGATCGATTGAAGGGATGAACATCTTTCGGATGTTCGGGAGGATTACTATCTCCGTCGGATGCTTTTTGGCCATCTTTATTCATCTCCCGATGGAATGTTCTGTAGATTTGTCCCGCTTCCGAAAACGTTCTCTGAACTAGACCAGCGAAATGTCTCTGTTCCCGCGATGTTAAAGGATGATCGCATTCGACCGTCAGAGTCAATTTCAGCGTCGAGGAAATTCTCGCGGAAAACTCCCACGCTTCGTTCGGCCGCAAGATGCGCCCAGATGGTTGATAGCTCGGGGTATTCTTCTTGAAGAGCGTTGAGAGCTTCATCATTTATCGTTGCCTTCTTTGTCTTTCGATGCACCTGGCCCTGTAGCCCTAGGACTTCGTAGAACAAGGTCCGCTGCTGATGCGGGGATGCATACCAGGGAACTTTTGAGCTTTTCGGAACTGGAATGATAGAAGAAGGGATCAATCCAGATAAGCGATTCTGGATTCGCATTTGTTCCTGAAAGATATCCCGACGAAGTTGGGAGCGATGGTCCATGTCGATCCGGATGCCCTTTATCATCATTTTGAGGGCAAGGTCGGCCTTTCTCTTCTCGTTCTGCCATAACTCCTCCATTCCGAAGTGGGTTATTAATCTTCTAAGGACCGTGGCGCATTCTGCCGTCCGAAGGCAATCTTCGCCATTGTAGATAAGATGCGCCGTTTGATCCCCCGAAATAGCCCAATCCTTTCCATCCTCCTTCCAGTACCTGTGATAGTGGCAGTAGAGGGAAGATAGAAAGTCCAGACCTTTAGGTGTTCCCGGAAACAGAAGATGCTGGGCGAGCATTGTATCAAAATCAAGCCGAGGGGAGATTCCGAACCATCGGATGAAGTATTGTGTATCGTATAAGTAATTTTGTCCTTCGATGAGGATTCCCGGAGAAGTAAGGACTCTTCTAACGAGTTTAATAATTCGAGCTTCAGTATCGGGGTCCCACCAAGATTCGATATTCTCCTTATCTCTTGCCCTAACGAGGGGGATTGCGATTGCATGGCCGTTGGGTCCATATTCTCCATAGCCAAATCCTATTACTGTGATTAGCTGTTTGTACGTTTCGATGTCATTCGCGAGGCGGAACGGGCCTTTTTCCGCCCTTTCGAGGATGGGGCGGAACCAGTCTTCAATTTCGGTGTAGGAGGTGGGTATTCTGATATCAATATGAGAAGGCTCCCAGTCGGCAATATTTTGTGCTCGACGCAAATCTTGGATGGTGGTTTGTCGCCACTTCCATTCACGGAGAATTGCTGCAGGATGAATGATAGGTAAGAGCTTAGTTGCTGTGGGTAAAGTATCACTCCAGATTTGGCTAGAGCGCCAAGAGGTAATTCCGGTGGGTTCTTTAACCGTGTAGCCTTCGCCATAATTCTTGCTCCCTGTACCTGTCTTATCTGTTAACGCCCAGAGAGCCCAATTACCTGCCGCGATTATCAGGTCTCTGGGATACCTTGTTAACTGGTCGGTTAAGCGGGACAGCTCAACTCGAATTTCAGCCGAGGGATTTAAGCCTCTATATTTTGGAGCTTCCTTGCTATAGGGGAGGAATAGGCGCCCTAACTCATTCCTCGGCGGCTTCTTATTAACAACGTTGGTGCAGAATATATCATCGCGATTAAGGCCGGCTTCGGAAAGCATCCGGTTAAATTCTTGGCCGCTCTGGCCGACGAGAGGTTGGCCTTCGGCAAGCTCTTCTATCCCCCAACTCTCCCCGACGACGACGATGGGAGCGTCAGGTGGACCAGATGAGCCATGCCAAAGGCCACTTTGCATTTACTTATCCTTCAGAGCGTGGACGATCGCGGTGAAGATATAGTCCTTTGCCTTTTGCTCCGGGGGCAGTCGGCTATATGGAACGAATTGTGGATGCTCCTTCTTCTCCGGGTCCTTTATCAGCCCCCATTTCCAGCCGGCGGCCTCCTTTTCCATCATCCAATTATTGTGAGAGCCTTCCGGGCCGGCGCTGGGATTGTCGATGTGAAATTCGACACCCCTCACGGCGGAGCCTTTTTGCCACTCGGGAGCCTCGGACCAGTGGGGCTGAGAATGGTCCCCGAGGGCTTTGCAGTAGGCGCGATTGACTTCGTGGCAGACTTCAGCAATTTTAAAGTGGTCCATCTTTTTTCACTCTCTCATCTGGTTGGAGGGGCCGCTGTGTAATGGTTCGGTAGACTTCCCCAGTTTCCGGTTGATGTTGCCAGGGGCTGGCAACTGCCTTTCCATCTGCAATTAACTCCTCGATCCAGTGATGGAGAACTGGGTCGCATTCTTTTAATTCTATCAGCGCGCGGCCCATGGAAAGGCCGAGAGCGATACTGTCTTTGGAGAATTCGACGTTAGAGATCAGCTGCCGACGGCGCCTCAGATGTCTCAGCATTTGAAGTCTCCCCGGCTAACTTTGCCATTGCGAGGTTGAAGGCGTTGTTATCTAACTCGATCCCTATAGCGACCCGTTTAAGCTCTTTAGCTGCGAGAAGAGCTGATCCACTACCGCAGCAGGGATCGAGGATAGTTTCACCTGGTAGAGTAGAGCATGAGATAAGTTCGCGAAGTAAGCTGATGGGTTTCGCTGCCGCATAATCACGCTCGGCGCGTCCAACGCGGCTATGTCGCAGGATGTCCACAGGACTAGAGACAAGGCCACGCTGTCCTTTAGTAGCGAAGAAGATAAGTTCATACGTTCGGCGGAAGCCTTGACCGCCCCAAGGAGCCAGACCTTCAGAGTCAGATTTGGCCCATATAATGGGTGTTCGGAATGGGGTCCAGCCTGCTGCCTCGGCTGCCGACTGAAGCCAGGGGAAAAGATCGATATCGCAAAAGATGAAAATGTTAGATCGCGGGCGCGTGATACGGAAACCTTCAGTGAGGATAACCTGGATGAGATTTCGAGCGGCAACTGGGGTGTCTTCATAATTATGATGATGTACCGTTCGATTTTTAAAACCTTCTGCTCCAGCTGAAATACCATAAGGGGGGTCAGCGATGAGCAGGTCGATAGTGCCAGATTCCAGCTTTGGTAGCTGCTCACATAGGTCTCCTTCGATCACCTTTATGTTGGTTGGAAGGGAAGCGCTCTGCTTAGCGATGAGAGCATGGACTTGGGCTTCTTCCTTTCGAATGGCGAGGCCATAGGCTTCATTTTCATTCCTGGCATGTTTGATTGCCGGGTCGGACATGTATTGGATGACCTTGAGAGCTTTCAGCGTGGCGGTTTGGAGAGTCTTTGTAGCCACGTTCAGCTTTGGTGCTAATTCCCGCGCCGTATCCCCTGTGCTCTGCTTCGGATTTAATTTTTGCTTTAGTTCATGGATTTTGGCGAGGGCGATATTTCTATCTTGCCATTCGAGATTGCTCCTCCGTTCATTCTCCTCAAACTCCGCCTCGGCTCTAGCGATCTCATCGGAGGGGGAGAAGAAGAAGGTGGCGGGGACTTCACCGGGTGCGATGTCTTCCTTATCACACCGGAAGGAAATGCCATCTTCAGCGAGCCAGTCGATTGCTGCAAGGCGACGGCCTCCAGCGACCAGAATGTAATTATCCCCCGGTGCTTCGACGAGAATGACAGGATGGAGGAGGCCGTTTACCTCGATAGAGTCGCGAAGGTCCTTACTTCTCAGCGCTTTAAACTCGCCTGATCTTTGGCGCTGTTCGACCAGAATTCGATTGCGAGGAATTTTGCGCATTTTTTTGACCTTTTATTATTAACAATCTAAGTGGGGAGAGAGGGAGGAAAGCAGCCCTCTCTCCCCTTTCGACCCTCAGTTGTGTGGCGTCTGAGGGTCTATGCCTCCGGCGGCGCGGGGGGTAGGGAACCGCCGGAGGCAATCCCTTATCTGATCCGAGTCACCCGGCTGATCTTGGCGAAGACATCGTCGGGACGCTTCTCATCCTTCGTGTGGATGACCTTGGCGACAAAGGGGCCGGCGCCGAAGAGCCGCTCCCAGGTCCAAGAAGGGTCTTGGTTTTGGCCGAGAGCTTCCCGCAGCGCCCCCAAGCGAACGTTCTTATCCTCCCCTGTATCCAGGTGGCCGTTGGGGAGGAGGTCGAGGAAGAGGTCGTAGGTGACCAGGAGTGTGGTCCTCTTAACCAGCTCTTTTGCCCTCTCGTCGATGATCTCGACGGGAATTTTGGCCGTCGGCTGGCTCTTCTGCTGCGAAGTCTGCTTATCCTTCCACGTGGCCTCGCCGAACCATTCGACCAGGGGGATTTTGGTCGAGATGATACAGGTCCATTCACCTTCCGGCGCCGGTGTGATAGAGGTGGCCATCGGGGCGTTTACAGTCTGGCCGAGGAACTGCTGTGGATTGAATGTCATCTTTGCATTCTTCCATGTTTGAGGTCTTAGGGTTCAGTTATGCTACGGGGGCGATTAGCCTCAATAGCGGCTTTCTCCTGGCTTTGGGCCAGAAGCTGGGATTTCCTGCTTTGATGCGCCTTTACTAAGATGCCAAAGTCAGGAGGAATGGTTGCTGAGACTGGAAGGGCTCGATTTTTCAGGTCAGCTTCCGCGTCAGTAGTAGCCCACCAGAAGCCGTCAGGAGCGCGACGAGCCCGTACAACCTCTCCGAACTTCCGTGTGAGCTTAGGAGCAAGCTTGCGGCCAAGAGCAGCAGGCATAACGCGAGAAGAGCCAGTGATAGGGTCCGGTTCACGGTCGATATGTCCTGTTAGGGTGAAGAAGCATTGGCAATCGCACGTCAGTTTGTGTATGAGCGCCTCCTCTAAATTCATTGCCATCCCCCACTCGCCCTCGTGTGCTGTGGGCTTATAGCCTACTGTGGTCAACCATGCGAGTTCATTGAGCCCAGTAAGGGAGTCGATTGCGAATGCCCTAGAATCATCCCAGAGGGTTGCGTCGCCGTATCTCTTTCCGGTTCGATCGCACGGGAAATCCGCGATGCAGTCGAGAAGTTCTTCCAGTTGTCTCATAGAGGTCTTTTCCACCCCGCTCTTTAATTTCGAGATACTCTCGAAATCCATCACGCGAACCGTTGCGACCATTTTCTTTAGAGCGGCCCACCCGGCTGGAGGGGATGTTACTGTGTGCCAATGGAATAACTCCAGGGGGGCCTTGAGGCGGTGGATTGCATCGAGGAGCGACTCTACGCCTCTGGGTTCCGTGAATAAGACAAATGTTTCGATTCCCGCAGCGCCATAGGTCGCAAGGGATGAGGTCTTCCCCGCTCCGGCGGCTCCAATAAGCAGCGTCGCCGGAGCATATAAAGGGTCTCTTTTTTCCTGGTTCTGTTCCATGTTCATCTTTCCGTGGTCATGAGGATATATACTCTGCGAGGCCATATTGATTACTCCATTTTAATGCCATCGCGACGTCGGCCATCCTCTCTTCTCTTCTGAGACTCCGGACTCGGCTCATGATTTGGGTAGAGTTCTAGAGCAAGTTGAACGACGTTGTGCATGAGATTTCGGGGGACCTCTCCCCTTATGGTCTCATCTGGGCCGAATAGATGCCTAATGCCCTTGAAACAGAGGCAATAGCCTTCGATGAAGGCAGCTACTTCGGGCCGGCGATTTACATTGACTGGGGGAAGCTTAAAAGCGGCAGCTCGGGCATCTATGAGCCCATTCCTTATTCCCTTTTTTATCGACTCCTCCTGTGGGCCTTGCTCGCCATCCTTCGGCCTTTGCTCTGTTCCAGAGATCAAGGAATTCAGGACGTTCTGACCCAACTCCGAGGCGAGGGGGTTCCCAGAATTCGTCGCATCCACTTGCGTCGCAGGTGAAGGAGAAGCCGTTATTGGATTGGGTGACGGACATGGGTCTTTCCATTCTAGATTTTCACGACGACAGAAGACGCCGACCTTAGCTCTCGGGTCGAAGCGGACGGAGATTAGGTCGGTTCCGATGCAGAAGATGGTGCCCTCTTCGGAATAATAGGGGCTGTGGTGGATGACTCTGCGGCCGATATCTTCTTCGGTTGGATTTATCATTCTCTTTCCTTCCGAGGGAATAGTGTTATTAAAAGGTTTTTGGTTGTCTCTAGGCGGATGAAACCATCGAAGATTATGGATATGGTTCCATCCTCATTAAGCCACGCGCCGCCGACGCTGCCGTTCTTCTCATCGGTTGTTTTATTCATCATGGCGACGCGATAGTCTGGAAGTCTCCCGGCCATGTTAGACTCCCTGCTCTGGATTTATGGGGTTGCGATCGAGGGGATTCCAGCGTTTGGTCTTATAGGAGTCATACCATCGCTCGGGATGCTGGCTTTTGCAGAGGTCGGCAAAGGAACATCCACCCCACATGGTGCACGCCTCACCTAAATTAAAGTTCCACCACTTTTCATTCCAGCAGCGGACGATGGAATTCAGGTCGCGTCGGAGCTGCTCGAACCAGCGATCGATTTCCCACTGCCCGTAGATTTTAATTGCTTCAACAGGGATGATATCTCGCTTATGAATAACAATTCCTCGCACGACTGCTGTATCGCAAGGTATTCCCGACACAGTACAACCCCAGCAGTATCCCAAAAACTGGCTCCGTAGGTCCCACTGGGAGGCCCAGTTCGCGTCAAGACGGCCAGTAGTTTTATCGTCGCGGATGCAAGTTCGTCCATTATAGGTTCCGAGGAGATCAATTCTTCCACAGTAAATGAAAGGATCGTTGGAGATTGGATGGCGCGGGAAGCCCGGGAAATCCAGAGGGACGCCAAAGCTGAATTCAACCGTTTTGCGCTTATTGAACTCCAGGGGCTGAACATGGTCGCTTTCTGCTGGCCACTTTTCGAGGTAGGCCTCTACTGCATTCCACATATTCTCACGGGTCTTCGGCGTCGGTTTTGAAGGGGAGAAGTCTCCCCAGACTTCGAGGAACTTCGGCAGCGTTTGGCTCAGGGCGGTCTTCTGATCCATCTGCTTCGACCAGAAGTTGTGGTAAAAGCGTTCGATGGAAGCGGAGAAGGCGGCGCCGGCATGGAGATGGATCGAAATCTCCGCCGGGCGCAGCCCTAGGATGAATTCATCAAAGAACCTTTGATTGCAGGTCCTAAAGCAATTTAACATGGTAGAGTCTAGGAACTGAGGTAGGATGATGTCGGGCATTTGCTTTCCTTTCAGATGCGCGAGTTTGGTGGTTTTAACGGCTGCTGAGGCCTCCCACCTCTATCGGTATGTCTATTGCTTCGAAGGCATGCTAAATGGTGCTGGTGAGGCACCTCCTTCTGTTGTTCCTCGCCCCTCAATCTCTACATGAGGGCTCGTCGGGAATGCGTGGAGCACTGTCCCGTGGGCGCTGCCGTCTGCGGTCACGGCCAAATGATCTCCGAAGTCTTTAGCCCCATGGCACGAGACATAGTAGCGGTAAACGCCGCCGGGAAGGTCGTGGATCATCTCACGCAGCTCGACCGGCTTGTTGCATTTGGAGCAGATGATTGAGACATCAGTCCTCTTCGGTGTCATCTTCGCCTTCTCCTTCGAAACCCTCTACCGGATCATCATCGCCTTCGTCGGGCCGCTCGCCTGGAGGGGCGCCGGAGCCTGGTTCAGAGGTCGGAAGGTCTGGGTTCTGTGGATTCTGCTTTGGGGGCATTTGGTGGTTCTCCTTCGTTGGGCATTAGATTATTAACAATCCCCTGGAGCTGCCCAAGTTGCTCCAGCATCTGCTGCGGGTTTTCCTCTCTATTCCTGATCATCAGTTGAGAGATGAAGGTCGAGCCGAATTTATTGAGGTGCCCCGCGATGGGCTTCCCTGCTCTCTCGATGAAGATGAGCTTACAATGGTCCTGACCATAGGCCAGGGCGAATGGTTTTATATCCATCGGACTCTCGGCGTCGTCGAATATAAAGTGCTGAAATCCCCCTTGGATATATCCTAGGCGCTTTTTTGCGAGATCACCGATTAGCGTCGGGGATATTCCAGTTAAGGTCCGGCGGAGGCTATCCATCCAATGGCCGATGGAGATGTTGGTGAATGGCAACGCGGTATTTAGCTCGTCGTCGTCTCTGAGGTCGATGCCGAGGTGTAACTGCTCTGGGAAGAAGATTTGAAGGGTCGCTTCTCGGATCGGCTCATCAAAGGAGCAATGGGCGATGGAAGAGTCCTTCTCACACAGCAGCGCTGCGAGGGTGGTTTTCCCGCATTTCGGTGGACCGATTAGGAAGATGAAGGGAGGAAGTCTCATCGGCCGTGCCCCTCTCCCGAATTAACCTCTTTCAGCTTCGTCGTCGCGATGTATTCGCCCATTTGCACCTGCTTTAGCTCACCACTCTTAAGGGTCAAGTTGGATAAAGCAGGGGAGGCTGATTTGCTGGCGAAGCCATGGGAGGTGAAGATGGAGGAGATCTCAGAGGTCTTATGAGTCTTTCCATCGGAGAATATCTTACGTAGAAGGTCTACGCCGCGCAGGCCGGCCATTCGGCCTCCAGCAGCAAACGCCGGAGACTTTCTCTTTCCGCTCTTTCTCTTTTTCTCTTCTTCGATCTTATTTGAGGAGATAAGCTCGGCGGTGCCCTGGCAGGCTTGGACGATGACAGCCATGTCCTGGGCACTCTCAACATGGATTATCATTTCATATTTCGACATGATAAAGGGTCCTCCTAAAGGTCCGAGAGCGAGGTTTCCGGGACCTGTTTCTTTGAGCCGGCTGGGGCGCGCTTCTTCGGAGGGCCGGCGCTCCGTTTGCGTAGATTGGCTAAGATGACACACATTTCACGGAGCTTCAGATCGTCGTGGATCGCATTTGGATCGGGGAGGCCATTCGGGAGCTTTTGAAGTCCCTCGATCAGTTCCGCGTAACGGATATGGAGGCCTTGCAAATCCAGGGCCTCTAAATGGCGAAAGTCAGCGATGTTGTCAGACATGGGGTTGCCCTTCTTGGCTCTTGGCGGCTTCTTCGTGCAACCACCGAATTAAGAGGTGTTCAATAAGCATCTTGCGGGTCCCGTATTTCGGCTTGCGAAGTAAAGGGTCCCACATTGCTAGCTCGACCCGCGCAGCGAGAGTGGCATCGAGGCGGACGTTCCAGTGCGTCGTTGGGCGGGTTAGTTCGTTCATCTGTGATTTAACTCCTGAGGAACTGAGCTTTGAATTCGGCGGGGTAGCGCCGGACACCCTTCTTTAGGTTCTTTATACATCTTTCTAGGCATTGTAATTTCCTTAAATGGGTGTCTTTCCTTCTTTGAAAGGAATGACACCCTTTTACCATGGTTTTGACACCAAGTAAATGCGGCATATTGTCGCACTTTATTCTACCTGCAAGGGATAAGACGCCCATGGACGTCGCGATAACCACATCGAAGGCCGCCTTCGGGCGCCGGCCTTGGCGGAGGTACAGGTCTTCGGATAGGGCTTCGCGACGCCGCTTAGTAATCCCCTTCTGCCACCTGCGCCACGGTGTATCCAGCGCGGCGAAGAGCCACGCACACGCGATTGCGATCGTCAACGATGAGAGTAATAGTGTAACCATCGGCCTCGATCTCCTTTAACAGTTCGAGTTTGATGACATCATCGTTGCGAAAGTCGCCCTTCTTTCGATGATAGATGGGAGCAAAGGGGAGGCTATTATCTTGTAGCCATTGATGGGTCTGTGGGATGTATTCCTCGGGCCGTCCGGTGCAGTAGAGAATTTGGGTAGAAGCTGATAGCTTTCGGCAGATGAGGGCGATGGGTTCGATTACTTTATCCTCGGATAAGAGGCCGAAGTAGACGTCCCACTTCTTCGGCTCAGAGCGGATGGCCCAGATTCTGTGATCGCCATTGGCTAAGGTGCCATCGATGTCAAACACGACGCATTGCATTGTTTCTTCTCCCATTCTTTCCAATGGCGGATAGAAAACTCCTGAATGTCCTCCCAGGAGAATAGAGGTTTGGGATTGTTAACAATCCTTGCGGGTTTTATCATATGCCGCTTTTGCGAGAGCTTTTTCCCGTGTGATTTGCTCTTCTTCTCTCCGGACATTTCTAATTTGCTGCTGGGGGCCTTCACCTTCGCAGATGACAGAACCGAACCATGCGAACTGATCGAAGCCGAAAAATCCAGGATGACCTGGGACGCGGCAGGTGTAGCGAATGCCATTACCCAGGTCAAGGCGATAAACAGAAACGATAATCTTCTGACCGATGGAGGCATTGAGCTTTCCTATGGTTTTAACGCGCTGGTCGCCGGTTCTTCCCCCTGCGCCAAGGGGCTCTGGCAGTCCGAGCCAGATGGCATAATAGCTGCCGACAATGCTTCCATTGAGATCGATGGGCTCTGACATCTCTGAAGGCTCCAGTGCAGGACAGTTTTCACAACGTAGTCGCTTCCGATTTCCCGCTTTAATCGGACGAAATCTTTTACACTTAATTCGGTGATTTCCCTGGCAATTCGAGCGAGGTGGTCAGTGGTATTTGGAGCATAATGCTCGATTGGTTGGAGGCGCTCAACAAGGCCGGCGCCGGGAGCGAGATAGTCTGGATCGATCTCAACGCCTCGCAGAAGAGGTGGTCGAGCGTCGAAGTCCTTAATCGCAGTTAATGGCCTAGCCTGTCTCATTTCTTTGCTCTCCTATTTATGATGGATTGAAGGCCCCCTTCGAGCTTCCGTCCATCTGGATCATATCGCTTACCCGTCTTGGCTGATACCCCGACGGCGCACCAATCATTTTCATCCAGAGGCCCTAGGACCTTATTGCAGAGGTTCTCGCGGACGAAACTCCTGCAGGTCCCACACCTATCGCTTCCGTGATGGCCCTGATGGAACCTCGCTTGGCGATGCGTGAGTTTGTTCTTCATGAGGTTTCTCCTCCTGATCGATGCGTGGATAAGGGGCTCGAAATTTGCCACATCCTGGACATGGGCGGAGCCATTCGCCGTGGTCTAGGCAGACCATACAGATTTCATTCATCCCTGTTCTCCCTGATATGTCCTTCGGGCGAAGAGAGCAGAGATTGGAACTTCAAAGGGCAAAACGGCCCCGGGGGCTTCGCCTTTCTGTAGGAATGTGGATAGTTTGATTGAGAAATCGGGCGGAAATCCAGCATCTTGCCAGGCGAAATAGAGTCGCTCATCGCGATGATGAGTCACTAAGACGGCGGTCTTCTCCCCAATCATTTGGATGAGAGTTGGCAGACCTCGCACGAGGGCGCGATCCTTAAAAGAATTGAAAGATTCGCCCCCTGGGACGGATTTATCCGGCGCGTCGACGACGAACTTCTCGATAATGGGTAGAGCCCGTTTTGTACTCGCCCCTTGTAAGTCGCCGAGGTTCCAGGGGCGAAGGATGCCGGTTAAATGGACGGGGCAGTGGATGGTCTGGGAGATAATCTCCGCCGTATCCGCGGCGCGGGTTAGGTCGGAGGATAGAACCATCTCACATCCATAGGACATAAGGTCGGCGGCAGCTTTGTGAGCTTCCTGAATACCCTCTGAGGATAAGGGGACGTTGGACCAGCCGCGGATGCGATCTTCAGACATGTCGGTCTGATTATTGAGCTTCGTCGCTCCATGGCGCACGATTAAGAGGGTCTTGGTAGGCCCTCCAGCAGTTCTCGATTTTAGCATTATAATTCTCCTATCCCAGGGCGGTACTTATTTCGAGCAGATTTACGAGGTAGAGGGCCAGCATTCTGTGGCCCCATTTGAGGTTTCGCTTGCCAGTGGTAGGGATCTGGGGCTGGCCGCTGTTGCTGTACTCCAGCCCCTCCAGCAGCAGCTGCGCCGTCGGTGAAGCTCCAGGCGTCTGGCCTTGGTGGTGGCGGTGGCTTCGGCGGCGATGGAGGCCGTGGTGTAAAGGGGGGACCACTGTTCCAACTGTTAGCCTCCGGCTCGGCGCGGCGAGGATCACCAACACCTATGAAAGGACTTGGGATAATCTTGATCTTTGAATGGATCAGCATCTCCCAGGTCCACCCTGCCCTTTGAAGTAATTCATTAGCCCTGCGAATGGCCATGAGGGCCTCATTATCTGAGGCACTCGTGGTCATGCCGAGGAGCTTTAGCAGAAGCTCTTGCTTCGGCAATTCTTGGGTCATTTCCCAGCTCCATCCCCGCCGCCGCTGGCTGGACTCCAGGGGCTGTTGTGGGTCAAATAGCCGCCGAAGTCAGCCTGCTCCGATTTATCGAAAGTAATGGGCTTCCCCGTTCGGCCGTAGTCGACTCGCTTCTGGCCCAGCAATTTCCCCGCTTCGCCCAGCTTCATCTTTTGGATCGCGAGGGAATTTGAGTCATTCGCCCCGAGGGCCTTAGCCTGCTTCGAATTTGAAAAGTCGGCGCCGAGGAATGTCACTTGCCAACCTTTGTGTCGGCACCAATCGAGGAGATTGCGAGCTTGGTCTGCTGTGGTGTGGTTCGAGCCATTCTCCATCCCATCAGTGATGATAACGATGGAGCACCTCGGAGGGTCTAGGTCCGCTAACTTCCGAACCATAAGGTTTACGGCGTCGAATAGAGGTGTTCCGCCGCCATGAAGAGAGAGTGGGTGGTCTATGAAGCTCTTCCATTCAGCGATGGTGCTATCGCGCTGAATGAGTTCCATATCCGTCGAGTCGAAGACATGAACAATGCCGTGGGAGGCGATGTTCTCTGATCGAAGGACGGATAGGAAATTTTGAAGCCCGCCGAGGGTCTCCCACCATTTGTCGCTCATGCTACCCGAGCCGTCCAAGAGGATATAGTCGAGCTGAGGTGCGAGTAAGGTCCCGGAACGGTTGATAAGGTTATTCATGGTGCTTTCCTTTCCCATGATTGCTGGTTGCAGACTGATTGCTCTCCTGCGAGCATTAAAGCTCATCGATTGAGGGTGCGGCGGCGCGGCGCTTGGCCTCGGCGGAGATTATAGGTAGGGGAGTCTTAATTCCGGCGGCGTCGCCGAGGGCCTTCCACTTTAGGGTCTCTTGCCAATGCGCCTCGGCGGCATCTAGTTGCTGCCTGCGCTTCATCTCGAAGGCCGGGGCGCAGCGGTAGCAGACGGCTACCGTCTTAGGTAGAAGCCTGGAAATTCCGAAGGGAGAGCCGGCGAGAGGCTCACCATAAAAAGGCTCAACTGTTCGAGATGAGCCGTGGATATCTACCTTGAAGAGGTCTGATGAAGTCCAGCCGTGGGAGCAATTTGAGCAGTGGTGGTCTCGGATGTGGAGTAAAAAGGTCGTGTCCATAGATTCCCCGCTAGGTTAAGAAGCGCCGCCTAAGCGGCGCTTTGATTTATCGGTGCGAAATAGCGCCGGACAGCTCGCTTTTAGAAATCCGATCGCCGAACCTGTTTACGAGGGGCAGATCTAGATCGTGGCCCGATGCGCCAGCTGCACGAAGCGTCAACAAGGCCAAGTGGATGCGATCCCGCATCTCGTTGGCGGTGATTAGGCCGACCCTATAGTGCTCGATTGGGACTAAAAGCTCAGTATGAGTGAGGTGGTCTACGTTGTCTGTCATTTGTATCTCCTTTTGCGAGCGAAGCGAGCAAGGCCCCCGGCCGCCAGAGTGGCACGAAAAGGGTGCCATGTCTATGTGGCAAATTGTCGCACCCACCTGCCCGCGAAATCCCCCCGCCTTAGAGGTCTGAACCCTCCGGCGCCTGATAGTCTGCATAGGGATCGTCTGGATTTGGTTGGTACTCCTCATTCTTGAATTGGGGAGGATTATTCTCATCGCTTTTTGGAGTGGAGAGCTTAGGTTCGGCGGCGCGGGTGTCGTCTGCCCAGCGCTCGGCTTTCTTATTAGCGCTGTAGCCTAGAGCTAAGAGTTCAGCTTCCGAATCCACTTCGATGAGCTTTTGAATTGCAAGAGCTCGCTCGACTTCGGCTGTGGTATGAGTCGCGGCGGCGTCGACTTTAGCTGTGTCATAGGTTGTAGGAGGGTTGGCTATTCGCGCCGCTTGCTGGCCGAGGCCATATCCAAAGCCGCGCTTGCGACGGAGCTTGTTGTGCTTCTGAGCGCGATTTCGGCAGGTGTCGCAGCAATAGATTTGGTTCATGGACTGAGTAGTGAACTCATTTCCACATTCGAGCTGAGGTAGATTGACGCGCGGGGCGCGGCAGTGGCGGATTTCGTATGGCATGTGAAGCCTTCCTTTCAAAAAGGACCAGCGATTCTTCGCACCGAGGATGAAGGAGGAGAAGTAAGAGTGGAGCTGGCGGTCGATGTCCATAAGTTGGGGTCCATGTTGGGTCATGTGGTGCGAGTCCTACCACCCGGCCCTAACAGGGTCAACCCAAATGCGCAGAAGGTGTCATATTAAGACCCTCTTCTATATTATAATTTTTTTTTTAGAGGTCTATAGAGAGTTAATATTGCGTTGCAATATAAGACACAATGTTTGAGGCTGTTAGGGCCGGCTGGTGGGACTGGACTGACATGGAATGGCCCCCAACGACGAATCTCCGACGACGAAACTGAGGGGTGGGCTCGGAGATGGGCTGGGGACATAAAAAAAAGGGTGTCAATCCTTTTGTAAAAGGAATGACACCCTATCGGTTTAGGTCTTAGAGAGCTGCGAGGTCAGGCGCCGCGGCGTGCTGCGGCAATTGGCGGTTATACTCCGCCTCCACCTGCTTGTTCCTCATGGCGAAGGTAGAGTACAGGATTTGCTTCTTGCCCTGCTTGTCGCCTGGATCAAGGACCTTGTCCTTATTAGTGATCCGATCGAGGTAGCGCTTCTCGGCGCCCGCGTGGTGCTCGCCTTTGACCACGGCGATAGCCTTCGCGAGAGCATCTGCGTTGACCCGAATCCCGCCGCCCACGCGGTCGGCAGCCCAGTTCCCATTGTCGATTAGTTCAGCGAACCAATCTTCAATGCCCTGGATCACAGTGGAGGCATCTCCTCCCTTGCTGTTGATCAGGGTGTTGCGAATGTTTCCGGCTTTGGTGAGGGCACCAAAGATGGCGAGCATGGTCGCGTGCGAGCCTGCGGGAAGTCCGGTCTGGTAGATGAAAGCGCAGGGAAGCTTGGCTGCCTGCATCTCGAGGTCCACGTACCTGCACCCAGTCGCAAGGGCAGGATCATCAACCTCAGTGTTCGCCGCGTCAATCCACTGACGGTCGGCCACGGGGGGCTTAGGAGCCTTAGTCGTAGTTGTAGTCTGGTCAGTCATTGTATTCTCCTAACGATGTTAAACAACCCGAGAGTGTCTCGGCTGACTGGCGGGGTGCCAGCCAGAACCCAAAGATAGGGGGGCGAGCTGAGAATGTCAAGCGCCGTGCTGGCGCTTAGGTGTGACCAGGTGTCGCACCCACCCCCTGCGGCAAGGTGGCACACCCTAGCTGGAGGTCTGCGCCAAGTGGTCGCACCCCGCGCGCAAAGGTCGCAGGGGGGAGGTCCCCCCGTGCCCAGGCGGCCGACGCTCCCATCTTCGTCCACTTCTTGCGCGCGCTGGATTTTGGAAGGCTCATCTCTTATTAATCAGATATGGGGTATGTAATGACACCTTCTTGCGAATGCTCTTGACACCACCCCTATACCGTGCTAGGCTGCGGGATGAAGTCAAGATTTCCTTGCAAGCTCTGATGCGGCTGCTGGTTTTGGTGTGGAAGCTTCATGTCTCACTTCTTTAGGTATCTCCTCGCAACCTTCAGGTTTTCGAAGCGCCAAGTCTGCGAGATGAGCGCCGGCCTGGGCCTGAATGACTTCCACGATTACCCCGACGGGGAATTTAAGCAGCCGTGGCATTTCTATAACCATCGCTGCAAGCGCTGCGGGAAGGAATTCCGGATATGATCTGGGGGACCGTCAAGAGCATTCGCCGCCACGTGACTGAGTTATATCAGCGCGGCGAGCTTAGCCAGTGTGAGTTCGATAAGATCATTAAGATCATACGGCGGCTGGAGTTAAGAGCATCATGAAGTGGCAGCCGCAGAAGATGATCTGGTGGTACTGGGCTCTCATAGATTCTATGATTGCGAATCCGGAGATGACTAAGAAGGAGCTAGCGGCTCAGTTCAAGGTATCGGAGGTGTGTATTCATTTAATAACCACGTCCGATGTCTTCAATGCCTACCTCGCAGAGCGGCGCGCCGGCAACTCGAAGATGCTCGATGAGGCCATCAAATTAAAGCTCACAAAGGTGGCGGATAAGACCCTGGAGATGATTGGGAAGGTCCTCGAAAAGAAGCAGGATGCGATCCCCTTATCTGAGTTAACTAGCTTGGCAGACAAGACCCTAGAAAGGCTCGGATACGGGGTCAAAGGCTCTGGTGTCGTGGTCAATACCACTGGCAACACCCAGGTCGTTGTTCCCGTATCCATTCAAGACCTTGAAGCGGCGCGCCGGGCGCTTCGAATGACTGAAATGCAGAAGCTCGGCGCCCAACCTCAGTATGCAACCAGCGATACCCCTTTGGAGCTAGAGTCGAATGCAATTTGAGGTCCAATCTGCTGCCCTGGTCTCCGAGCCCGCAAATGTCGGTGCCGACTCCGGCTTGACCCCAGTGCAGAAGAGAGGTCTCAAATACCAGGCCAGGGTCGAGCAGGAACTAGTCCGCCTGTACAACGGACGAACCCTTCTTCGACCTTGGTTTCGGTATAAGGTGGGTGGGAAGGTAAAGAGATGCCAACCGGATGTTATTGTGTTCTCCCCGAACTGGGACTATGCTTGTGTGGTCGAGATAAAGTACTCGACGATCCCAGAAGCGTGGCGCAAGTTGAATATGATCTATCAGCCCGTTGTAGAGCGAACATATCGAATTCCAGTCTATATGAGCTTTATAACACGTATGTTCGATCCACAAATTGGATGGACATGCCAGATCACCCAGCTAGAGGGGCTTGAGCGCCTTGGCGATTGGAAGTCTGAAGGTCTAGGTGTGGTCTCATGGAAGTGAGTTTGCGAGGCTCAAACTTCCCTGATTTGGTAGAAGGGACTGGCGGGACTGGGTCACCTAGCCAGACACCTGAATACCAAAATGTCCCCATTGGTGAGATAGTAAAGCTCGCCGCGGTGGATAATGACTTGTTTGCCCGGACCTTCTTTCCCTCCACCGTCAGGCAGCGCTCGCCCCTCTTCCACTTCGAGATGGATTCTCGCCTTGATAATCCATCGATGCGAAAGGTTAATCTCAGATGTTTTCGGGGGTCAGCGAAAACTACGAAGCTCCGACTCTTCACAGCCAAGAGAATTGCCTACGGTATCTCCAGAACCATACTTTATATCGGGGCCTCCGAGTCGAAAGCCTCGCAGAGTATTATGTGGCTCCGGAGCAAAATATCCCCGCAGCTGAATGCCGCCGGCGCCAAGGTACGGCCCTTATTCTCACAGGCTTTCGACCTAACGTTTGAGAAAGAGACCGAGACAGAACTAAAGATAAAACATGGAGTGACAGGTGAAACTATTTGGGTTCTTGGTGTCGGTATTACAGGCGATTCTATTCGCGGCATTAACTTTGATGACTACCGTCCTGATCTTATTATTCTGGATGATATTGTTACTGATGAGAATGCAGGAGGGGCTGAGCAAAGGGAGAAAATCTCCAATTTGGTTCTGGGTGCCATCCTTAACTCTCTCGCGCCTCAATCCGAGGCGCCTAATGCTAAGGTGGCCTTACTCCAGACGCCTCTACACAATGACGATGTTTCAGCCCGTGCTGCAAGAAGCCCCGACTGGAATACGGCTACCTTTGGCTGCTGGACCAGAAGTACAGAGAACTTCCCCGATGATCTCAAACAATCCATCTGGGAAGAGCGATATCCGACTCGCGAGTTAAAGCGTCAAAAACAAGAGGCTGTAGCGATTAATGCCCTCTCAGTCTTCTTGAGAGAAATGGAATGCAAACTTACCTCATCTGAGATTTGTCCCTTTAAGCCGGATTGGTTGAAGTATCGCGAGGGAGCAGTTCCCCTGCGTGGCATCGCTGTACTTGCAATCGATCCGGTCCCTCCCCCTTCTGATCAAGCAATAGCAAGGGCATTGAAAGGCAATGACTTCGAAGCCCAAGTTGTATGGCGCCGCTTCGGTGGCAATTATCATCTCATTGACTGTGTTACCAATAAAGGACACGAGCCTTCCTGGAGTGTCACTACTGCTCTTTCTCTCGCTTATAAGCATCGAGTCTCTCGCATCGTTCTTCAGAATATCCAATATGAGCGGACGCTGAAATGGCTCCTCGAGCAGGAGATGAAGCGGCGCCGTTGTTATTATATGCTGGTCGATACTGCATCGAAGGCTATTCAGAAGTCGAAGTACACCCGCATCGTAAGTGCATTTCAAGGTCCCGCATCCCAAGGACATATATTTGTTGATAAATCTCAGATGGACTTCATAAATCAATTTGTAGAATTCAAGCTCGGGATAGATCATGATGACATTCTTGATGCGAGCGCTAATGCGCTTATGGAACTCATTAACCCTCACCTGGAGTTGGGTGAGGATGAATATGCTGAGATGTGGGAGGATGATGTTCCAAAGTTGGAGTTTAAGAGGGCATGTCCATAACTGCCAATATTGGCCGGAGTGCGATTGTGGTCTGATGTGTAGGGAGACTTGGGAGCCGCTATGATCGATCTGAGCAAAGTCTCAGCGGAGGATATTCGCAACTTTGCCATCATGGCAACATTGCTGATATTCTATGTCGTTCTGGCTGTGGTTTTCAGCCTTCAGAAGAAGACGTGGCCCATTGCGATATACTACATTGGATGTCTCGTGAAGGATACCGGAGTCCTTTTCCTCGGTTGGATTTTAACGGTGAAGTAGATGCCGGGCATTACTAGAGAGATACCGAAGGGCTCTCCGCTGCATCAAAAGATAATTGCGATGCTTTCCGCCCGCATTCGCTTCGCTGAGCGATCGAGAGCTAAGCAGGTCGAGAAGTGGCAGAAGGCAGAGGAGCTGACGCTTGCATTCATTCAAGAGTCCGAGATCGATGCTATACGCCGGGGAGATAGAGACAATACAGGAACTCCACGGTATACGACTTTGCAAATACCGTATTCGTATGCTCTCATCATGGCGGCCCATACTTACCTCACCAGTGTATTTTTTGGACGAACTCCCGTACATCAATTCGCTGGTCGCCACGGCGAGACAGAAATGTCTGTTATGGCGATCGAAGCCTTAATTGGGTATCAGGTAGAGATAGGGAAGTTCCTCGTCCCGTACTATATATGGAAATACGATGCGGTTAAGTATGGAGTCGGAATCATTAATACTTACTGGCAAGATGAGATCATTCAGTATAGTAATATTCTGGAGCAGGTCGATCCACTCTCTGGAAAGAGCACGAAGGTCCAGGAGATGGTGCAGGTGGCCGGTTATCGAGGTAATAAAATTATTAATGTTGCACCATTTGACTTTTATCACGACCCCCGGTTTCCAATCTATCGCTTCCAAGAAGGTGAATTTTGTGCGCGTCGCTTTGTCCTCGGATGGAACGAAATGGTTCGGCGTCGCAATCAGCAATATTATATGAATACTGAGTTCATAACATCTCGCTTTGCACCATCCCAATTAATAAATTTAGGAGCCTCCGCGCTTGTTCGTCCAGAAATTCCGGGATTCATCCTTGACGCCGAAGATCAAGGCCACCCGATGGCGTTCTACGCCTATGAAGTATATGTCGATCTCATTCAGAAGGAATGGGGTCTGGGTGACAGCTCATATCCCGAAAAGTGGGTTTTTACCGTTACGGGAGATCTTAGTCTCATTATTGGTGCCCAGCCGCACGGGGCAGCGCATGGGCAATTCCCGTTTGACATTGAGACATACGAAGTTGAGGGATATGGTCTATGGAGTCGTGGTTTGCCAGAAATCACACTTGATATTCAGAATACCATGGACTGGCTCCTCAATCAACATTTCTTCAATGTTAGAGCTTCGCTCAATAATCAGTTCATCATCGATCCTTCGAAGATCGTCGTTCGAGATGCAGAAGATGGTGGCCCTGGCTTTATTTACCGACTTCGACCCGAAGCCTATGGAACCCCGATCGATACATTCTTCAAACAGGTCCAAGTCCAAGATGTTACCGCGATGCACATCAAGGATATGGACACGATGTTTGACCTCGGGGAGAAAATTACCGGGATTAATGAGCAGATGTTTGGGGCGTTGGCAGGTGGAAGGAAGACGGCAACGGAGGTTCGTACCAGTACGGGTTTCGGAGTCAATAGGCAAAAGACGATAGCGGAATACATGTCCGCGATGGGAATGAGCCCACACGCGCAGAAATTGGTCCAACAGAGCCAACAGTGGTATGATCAAGAGCAGCCGCTGAAGGTAATGGGAAATTTGGCATCAGATGCTAGCAAATTCCTTAACGTCACACCGAATTCCATCGCCGGATTTTATGACTGGGTCCCTGTCGATGGAACCCTTCCCATCGACAGAATGGCACTTGTTAATCTTTGGCAACAATTCATGGGTCAGATGCGAAACATGCCCCAGCTCATGCAGCAACTCGATATGTGGAAATTATTTGCATATATCGGGCAGTTAGCGGGCATCAGAAACATCCAGCAATTCAAAATCCAGGTAATGCCTCCCGGAGTAAATCCGGCAACCTTCGCAGGTGGAAATGTTGTACCGATCGGCGGAAGCCCGAAGACGGGCAACTTGGGCGGGACAGCACCTAGTCCGGCCCTCGACCTCACAACTTCGCAACCTAGCCTCGGTGGAGTACCAACTTGAAGTTGGACGACGATCAGAAGAATACGCTAAAGCTTGCGCGGGCATTCGAGCCGATGCTACGGTCAGAGGGATGGCATTATTATTCTCAGCTAGTGGAAGCCCATTCGAAGAGCCATATAAATGCGGTGATGGCGGCTACAAAGGATATAGCAGGGGTACTCGCTGGAGAAAGAGATAAGGGAGCGGTGGTAGCGCTACAATTAGCGATGAACCTTCCCAAGGTAATAGCGGATGAAGCCGCAAAGCTTAGAAAGAGTTTAGGAGAAGACCCAGATGGCGATTGAGAATGTAGCAGGTGAGACCTCAGGTACAGGCTCTAGCGCTGGGGCAGCCGTAGATGTCGGCGCCGGGCGTATGGAAGGCGATAGCTCATTTGCCCTTCCGAATGACTTCGATGCTGATATCGATGATGGAATTTCAATTCCGGAGGAACAACAGCCTCCTGAAGTGCAAGCAGTTCCGGTCTTACCGGCTGCTGCGCCTACTGGACAGCCGGCCAAACCTGTGCCGGGAGTGCAACCAGTTCAGCCAACGGCGGCCCCGGCTCCACAGCCGACTCCGCAGGCTCAGCCGGTAGCGCAACCGACAGGTCAGCCGGCAGCTCAGGCTCCTGAGGGTGGAGGTACGGAGCGACGTATCTACACACCGGGGGAGTTAGCTCAACAGCTCGGTAGAAACCGAGATACGATGATCGATGCGCTCGCCGCTCAGAAATTCCAATTGACGCCGGCGGAAGTACAAGCGTTCGAGGTTGATGCTCTAGGCTCTTTGCCGAAGATGATGGCGAAGGTCTATTTCGAGGCGACAGTGAATAGCCTTCAACAGATGGCTAATATGGTCCCTCGAATGGTCGAACATGTGGCAAATGAGCGCTTGGCGGAGAATAGCGCCGAGCAGGATTTTCACACGGAATGGCCGAACATCGATAGGAATAATCAGGCACATATGAGGACTGTTGCACAGCTCTCGCAGAGCTTTCGGCAGATGAACCCGAATGCGAGTCAAGCTGATGCAGTAAAGTACGTCGGTATGGCGGCGACGACTTTTCTTGGTCTTCAAATGCCTCAGAGGAATGGTAGCGGGCAGCAGCGCGCTGGAAATGGAGCCGCGCCGGTTAGAAGGGCAAATCCGCCCTTTGCCCCGGCTAGTGGTGGTCGGGCGCAGCCCCCTGCTGGAACGCCAACACAGCAAACTGGAGGCTTCGAAGGCCTCGGGTTGCAATTCGATGAATGAGGTCTTAGATGGGTGCAATAGCGGGTCTCCGCGGCACTGGTGATTGGGGAACAGATGAGCGACCGAAAGATTTCCGCGAGTCGATCCTGTTCTATAACCCCAATGGCACGGCGCCGATCTTTGCCCTGACGGGCAAAGCGGGAAAGAAAACAGTTACCGATCCTCAGTTCTTCTGGTGGTCGGAGCCGAATACTCTATGGCGTGGTCTGACCACGGGTGCTCTGCTCAGTACAGACACCACGGTCACCCTTACTTCGAGCGACCCGACGAATACCACGCCGGGTGCTCTATGGTCGGCCGCAAGTCATCTGAAGCAGGGCGACTTGCTTTTGATCGAACCGACAGTGGATACATCGACCTTTGTGAATGAAATCATCCAGGTCGATACCAGCTTGAGCGATACGCAGTTCACGGCCATCCGCGGTGCAGGTGGAACAACGCCGGCGGCTATTCCTTCAGGCAGTGGTTTATCTCTGATCGGTTCAGCCTTCGCTGAAGGCACGGGTGCTCCTCGGGCAGTTTCCAGAAATCCGATCAAGTACACGAACTTCACGCAAATCTTCAAGGACACGTATGAGCTTACGGGCACGGTCACTGAGACCTTCGCTCGTACCGGCGATCCATGGTCCAACGATAAGAAAAGGAAAATGTTCGACCACGCGAGGGCGATCGAGGAGGCAATCCTCTACGGCCTTCCGTCGGAGACCACGGGCTCCAATGGGAAACCATTGCGCACGATGGGAGGTTTGAGAAACTTTATTCCGACGGCAGCACCTGGTTCTGCGATCAATAATACAACGGTGTGGTTGGCCGCAGGTGGAACTGCGGGTACCAACACTCCTCCAACACCTGCTACGGTCTTCTCCCTCCTCGATGCGATCGAGCCAGTGTTCGATATCGATACCGAGGGCGGCGACACCCGGATTATGTTCGCCGGGAACCAGGCGATCGTCGAGCTGAATAAGATCATTCAGAATTCGACGAACCTCAGGATCAACTTCAGCCAAGAAATAAAGGTCTATGGCCTGGATTTCAAGGAATTGATCCTGCCGCGTGGTCGGCTCCTGATCCGGTCGCATCCGCTTCTCAGCCGACATCCGCTGTATAAGAAGAGTGGCTTCCTCCTCGACTTCGCCAGCGTGAAATATGTTGCGCTGAAGGGCCGAGATACCCGCACCAGGGACGATGTCCAGTTGAAAGACGAGGACGTTCGCCGTGGATTCGTGCAGACTGAGGCGTCGCTGATGGTAGACCGCGGGGGACTTACCTGCGCATACCTTGGCAACATCTCAGCCACATAAGGGAGGGCCATTCGATGCGCTCAATAATCGATGGCACCAGAATCCAGGACTCGAAGTTCATTCAGGGATTATTCTGGGGCACAGTGTTCCAGACTATCGCTGCGGGCTTTGCACTCCCGGATGACCCAGAATCGACGTATGTTTTCGTCGGAACTGGCGGCGCGACGCACAATATCGCCTTGCCGAGAATTATCGGCAATGTGGTCTATGGTGGGCCTACTGGCCTACTCGCCGGAACGCATGTTCTCGATGGGCTCTGGACCGAGATTGTGAATGGGCAGACGGTGGCCGGTAACACTCTCACGGTCAATAATGCCGCGGGAGATCAGGCGGGTGCTGCGGTCGGCGCCGCGATTGCGGTCGCGGCATCTGCATCGCAGTACACGTCGGCGCAATATCAGGTCATCAACGGCATCTGGGTCCGAATACTCTAAAGGAGGCGGGGGGCCAAAGCCCCCCAATTCTCTGGAGGGAGAAATGAAGAAGTTTCTATTAGCTCTATTACTGTTAATGTTTACCTTCGCACCTGCTATCGGGCAGGAAACGACGCCATTCTATTGCACTAAACCACCTATAGTCTATGACGCATCAACTATTGGTGCGACGCAAGTTCAGGCTGCGGCAACTGCTGGTCCCGCACGAGTAAGCGTTTGCAGTTGGATTGTTACGACAAATGCAGCTGTAAGTGTCGGGCTGGTTTATGGTACTGGAGTTAATTGTGCTATAGGACAGGTGAAATTAACTCCGGCTTATCAGTTTCTAGCAACGACCTCGGGAATAGCTGGCTTCAATGATGGGTCGAATCAGTGGAGGGGAATGCAGGTACCGGCGGGAAATAATTTATGTGTAAATACGAGCGCTGCTGTGGCTGTTCAAGTGCAGATTTATTGGGATTTCTGGTGATGCGATCTCTTTGCATTTATTTAATTGTTTTTATAGCGGTCTTCCTAACGACGGGCGCTGGCGCCGTCGATTGGAACCGGGTTAATGGTGCTAGTGTCACGTCAACAAATGCGACCGTACTTACTCTAACTCTAGGGTTTACAGTTGGGAACGGCGATATCGTTATGGGAGGTGTTCTACTAAGCACTGGGGTAACGCTATCTAATTGTACCGATAACCTAAGTAACAGTTATGTAGTAACAAGGACTTCTGCTGCGGCTGGTGGATTATTTACCGTTAATTTTCGATCTAGCGCAAAGATCACGAATGGTCCCACGTCGATCATATGTACTGCTTCTGCCTCATCTGCTAATTTCTGGATAATTGCGGATGATTTTTCGGTGCCGACTGGAATGACTACTATGGCGACTGATGGCACAGGCGCCGAGCTGGTTAATTCAACCGGAAATACTACTCCTAATTTCACAACGACCGGAAGCGACGATCTGGTTTACTCAACGTCGATGTCGAGTGGTGTATCTACTGTCGGGGCAGGTTTTACTGCCGGAACCGGCAACGGCGCAAATCTTATGTCGGAGTGGCGAATACAAGCCACTCCAAGTAGCACTGTCAATGGTACTTATGCGACGCAGACGGCTAATACCTGGATGCTCGCATCTGCGATAACACCTACACTTCCATCTGGGGGTGGCTCTCCTAGTGGCCTTTTACTACTCGGTGCAGCAAGTCCTGGTGGTGGAGGTGCTGTTGCATCGACAGTGTTCACCCCCTTGCATCTTTTTTTCATGTCGACGACTGGAAGTGATGCCGCTAATGGTCTAACGCCAGCTACAGCGTGGGCAAGTCCAAACCACAGTCTCGTTTGCGGGGATGTCATTATAGCGGCGGCTGGCGATTACTCTGCCATGAATACGGCGACCTGGGGCACGGTCTCAGCTTGTCCGTCTACTAGCGGCGGGATCGACGGGACGGGAGGCATTTACTTTGCCACGTTACTGTGCGGTGGGGCTGATCTGGAGGCTTGCACAACAAGCGGTAAGCTCTGGGCTATGGGTAAGAATAATTGGTCTGTGCAAGGGTGGAAGATCACGTTTCCTGCATGTACGGCCACTTCATGTAGCAGTGAAGGCCGTGGGTTTAATATAGATGGATGCAGCGGTCCGGTCGATCATTTTGCATATATAAATAATGTCTTGTATAGCGTTGCGTCTGCCGTTCATACGGACGATTGTGGCCTCGTAGGATCATTCGGGGCAGACTACGTCGCGGCTGTTGGCAATATTGGCGTAAAAGCCAGTATGAATACGTCTTTTCCTGAAGCGGCATTCGATATTGTTGGTCCTTTTCCAAAGGATACAGTTGCCGGGACGCACTATTATTTGTACAATAACTACGCTTGGAATAGCAATTGCGTAGTTTGTACTATTGACTCAGAAGCCTTTATGTTTGACGCATGGGATTTCCACGCCGGAAACAATAACACAGGAGTAATTGCCAACAACATAAGTTGGAAAGCACAAAGATACTGCGTGCAAGCATTCAAGAATGGCGCTCAAACCATCACGCCGACATATAAGATATACAACAATACATGTTTCAGTAACAATGTTGACATCATGATTGATAACGCGTCTGGCGAAATGAGCATGGCAACAGGAATGCCATGGACAATTTTGCTATACAATAATATCGCGCGTCAGCCAAATGCGACGTCTGGTAGCACTCGTCCCATCTTTGCCTTTAACAGCCAAGGTGGCGCGCAAAATCCTGCTGGGACTAATTCAGGGCTTGTGGTTGGTGGTATAGGCAAAGACAATATTATGTCTGGAAGTGCTACTACCTGCCCCGGTAATTGTAATGGAGTTAATGGCAGTGGCACTTCTCCTTGGAGCACCGTCTCTTTTGACTCTAATACCGTACCGACTGGAATCTTTGCGGACCCAGGATTTAACAATACCTCAGACTTGTTGACCAACCGATCGGGCAATACGCCGAATTGCTCTGGATTTGTGAACACGACTGCATGTATGGGGTGGAATGCCAACACGCAAACATTGACTAACCCGTCCGTGATTTATGATTTGCAGCCCAATCCGAATTGCGGCGGTGTAACTGGGCAGTGTGTAGGAAAGGGATTTCAACTGCCATCTATTACTTGTGCAAGTGGCGGGGACGTGTTTACCGATTATCCAGTCTGGCTTAAGGGCATGGTCTATTTACATTGGAATGGAACACAGATTAACCAGCTAAATGATCTCGCGACAAGGAAATGTGGCACGTGAGGCGATATTATGGATAGAGACACAATGGTCGCAAAGATACAGGAGAAGCTCGGCTTCCGCACGACTCTTGTGTCGAATATTCAAGGTGCTCTGCAGGACGAGCAGGATGAATTGGAGAGGGGAGCAACCCTTCCATGGTTCCTGTTGCAGGAAGATCAGATATTCCCGATAACTCCCGCGATTCCGGCATCGGCGACGCCACAGCAGTATACCCTCCCAACTGGATTTATATCTGAGGCAGATGACCAAGATGGAAATCTGAGGCTCCAACTAAAAACACCTGGGCCTCAAACGTTTATAGAAAAGATGGATTATAGAGAAGCGGAAGAATTCTTCTTCGCGACGAGGAAGGTGTGGTGGGACGGGACGGAGATAGTAACACAATCGCCGCAGGCGCCTCCGACCCCAGGTCAGCCGAAAATCTATGTTCTGAGGAAAACTCAGGTCCGAATATATCCTGGACCAGATAAAGTATATAATCTCCTATGGACATTCTATGCCCACGATACGAGGCTTGATGGGGGCAATGTCACTAATCAATGGTCGACGAATATTCCCTGGCTCCTGATCGGACGGGCTGGGATAAAGATGGCTATGAGTACGAGAGATAAAGACGCTTTGGGGGCATTTCAGGCCATCCTCCAAGGAGCGCCAGGCTTTGCAGGGGCAGAAAAGACATACCTTGCTATGCTGTATGATAGAGAGATCGGTGGCAGAAGGTATAGTATGGGGAGGAAACTCTAATGGGCCTCGAAACTGCCACCTATATCTCGGATTTGGTCACTACTAATCCGCCGACGAGCGACCTTGAGACTCAGGGGGCAAATCACCTTCAGCTAATAAAGACGGTGCTTCAGAATGTATTTGGCACCGTGAGCAGGCGATTTGTCAATCTGCCGAATATGTCGGCCCAGTCGGGCACTTTCAATTGCGTTCCTGCAAATGCCAATTTGACTATCCTATTAAATACGTCAGGTGGTGCGGCAAATTTTAACCTCCCGACACTTCTTGCGACGGATGCAGGGTGGGAGATCAGTGTAATAAAAACGACCACAGATGTCAATCCGATATTTATAGTCCCTCCAGCTGGAACCATCCAAAGCGGGGAATATGCCGGACTGGCAAAAGTCCGACGGTGCATCCCCGGAAGAAGAACTAAAATAATGTGGACCGGGTCGGTGTTTATCTGTGAAAGGGTTGAGTCGAGGCCGATCGGTACAGTTTTCGATTCGATGTTTGCAACGCTGCCGGTGGGGTATGAGTGGGCAAATGGCCAAGTGCTTTCTTCCGCGGCGAATTACCCAGAATTTTTCGGTCTAAACGGAGGTGCTGGGACCACGCCGGATGCAAGAAATAGAGCGTCATTCGGCCTTGATAATCCAGGGGGGACTGGAACTTCGGGAAGAATTACGGTGGCTGGGCAGAATTTTGACGGATCGGTTGTTAATAATAGCGGAGGACTCCAGAACCACGTACAGACAGCAGCGGAGATGCCAGCGCATACACATCCATCACCAACACTGAATGACCCAGGGCATGTGCATGCAACCACTCCTGCTAATCCGAATGTGGGCCAAAACGCTGCTGGTAATGGTTTCACCACTGGAAACCCCGGACCTTATGGTAACTCGCAGAACTTAACTATAAATAGTAATACTACAGGAATAACACTTGGTGCCAATACGGGCTCGCAGGGAGGCGGAACTCCATTTACAATTCTGCCCCCGGCGTTAATTCTCGCGAAGGTACTCGTGGTGGAATAGGAGGAAGAGATGGCAGATAAGGTTAATGAGATCGGCCTCAAGAATAGCCGGGGGACGTTTTCTGAAGAGCCGGCATCTCACGACAGCTATGCTAATGGCACGAGGCCAGTCGAGGGGGGCCACAGTGGCAATGCTGACCCGAAATATAATCATTGGTGCAACCCGGAACCGAGGAAGGAATTCCCTTGGGAATCCTCCGATCTTGAGCGGGCAAAGGAGCGTCAAGGGGGAATGCAAGAGGACACTCAGGGGCTTAGGAGAGCTGGGAGTGGTGGTGTTATCGGCTCCCAGGTCGGCGCCCGACCTGAAGGGCCGCATTTCACGAAGCCCTGGGGTGAGTATGCCGATGTGAACCAATGGGATAAGGAGCAGGAGCATACGTATGGAGGCGAGGAGAAAGAACCCGACGACGACTAAGGACCCTAAGCGGAATGAGAAAACATGTCCGCGGTGTGGCTTAGGCTATATGTACACACACAGTCCGAGAACCTGTCGGAAATGGCAGGAACATAAGAGGAGTAAAGAAGATGGCACACAACGATCAGCCGGATAGCGGGTATGATCACTTTCACCAAAGCGGGAGGAAGAGCCCACATATGGGCAAGCTGGTCGATCCGCTTGGTGGAGGGAGGAAGGCGCCGGATTCTGGCACTAAGTGGCAATCGGGACCGGGGATCGATCCCAAGCATGGGATTCCGGGGGCTCAGAAGAATGTGCCGGGCTCCGGTGGCCCTGGTGGAATAGTGGGGGGTTAGGATGTCGGAATTGACTGACAAGATCGTGATGCTTGGGAAGGCGATAGACGCCTCGACGGCACACTTCGGCGCCTCCACACATGAGGAAAAGCAGGACATTCATATCGATAATGTCCGAGGCCTCGCGTGGAGGATGAAGGAAATCATAGCGATGGTCGAGGGGCCACAAGTACCGCAGATACCAGAGGAACCGACGGCTGCTGAACTCGGAGCGGCTGCCCGCGCGGCGGGAGAGCCACCGCTAGTTACAGTACCTCCGCCGAGTGGCATAATAAGGTCGGGAGAATGAAGAGCTTCGGCCACCATCTGATCGATCACAGCTTCGACCGTCTCAAACCTGATTATCAGATCAGATTTCAGCGGGTGAAGGTCACGGAACTTGGCGTCCATAAGGCGAGGGCGGAACTCAGCAGCCTAAGAACCCATCGCCCTACCTATAATACAGTGGAAATCCTCAGCAAGGTTCCGTGGTACTGGATCGGATTGACTCACATCAGAGAGGCTGGAGACTCGCCGAACTTCCACGCGTGGTTGCACAACGGCGACCCGATGTTCAACCATAATCGTATGCCGGTGCAGACGGTCCATGTTCCACGGCATCGGCCGCCGGACCCCAATGTGAGTTGGGAGAATGGAGCGTTTGATGCGCTTCAACAGATGGGCCTGGTCGGGATAACCGACTGGAGCCCGGAAAGATGTGCGTGGGCGTGGGAGAAATTCAATGGATTTGGCTATAGAGATTTCCATAGTATGCCAAGTCCGTATCTTTGGGGTGGAACGTCGGAGCAATTGCCCGGAAAATACCGCGACGATCACGTCTTCGACTCGGGCGTAATGGATGAGCAGCTCGGGACGATGGCTGTTTTGAAGCTCATTCTAGAGGAGAAAGTAGCATGATCGGAATTAGCCCAGTATGGGGGGTGGTACTTAACCTCCTAGTAACAGTTGGAGGCCTCAGTGAGGTCACTCAACTCACAAACATACTCAGCGCGCAAGGAAAGGCTGGAGCAATGGCCGCGTTGGTCATTGGGCTGGTGAATTCGGTTCTGCACGCGACGTCGAGTACACAGCCGGGGCCACTCGCGCCGCCTGATCCACAGCCGGGGGTGGGGCAGAGAGTGCCTCCGCCGAACCGACCTCAGACTCCGATTACATAAGAAAAGAACCTCCGTCAGAGTAAAGGCGTAACCCTGAAAGGATATCTACAATGAGAAACCTAATAACAGCATTGGCTCTCGGAACCGCGATTGCTACAGTCCTCGGAACCTATGGCCATTCGGCTGATCTACCTGTGCGAGGTCGAGCAATAGCTCCAGAGCAGTATCAGCAGTCGTATTTCGATGGGCTCTATATCGGCATCAACGGGGGCTATGGACAGGGAAGTATCGACTCCGGTAGCTTCTCTTCCCCCACTGCGACCGGCTTTCTCGGTGGCCTCCAGGCCGGGGCGAATAAGCAGGTTGGCTCGTTCGTCTTTGGCATGATCACCGATATCGACATCGGCGCGATTGACAAGTCGGGGAACAAGCTCGCGTGGATCGGTACGACCAGAGGTAAGGCCGGCTTCCTCCTCACGCCGACACTTTGGCTCTACGGAACAGGGGGTGTCGCCTACGGAGGTGTCAACCTCGGGGTCATAAACCAGGTCGATTTTACCGGGTTCAAAATGCCGACGGTCGGCTACGCGTTCGGCGCCGGGGCGGAATATGCCCTGAGCCCAAATTGGGGGCTTGGTTTGGAATACCTCCATGTCAATCTCAGTGGGCCGGAGTCCCCCTTTGGCTCTAGCAAGGCGGAGGGCGATCTCATCCGCGGAAACCTGAATTATAAGTTCTGATCTCCTCCTCCGGGAGACCGACCACCTGGGGGAGGCGAAAGCTTCCCCCTTTTTTCTGGGAATGGAAATGCAACGTAAATGGAATACCCGGACTTTCATGATGTAGTGCTGCTGCTAAATGCTATTGGAATACTTGCAACAGCATGGTCATCATTCTCAAGCAAGAAGAAGATTGGGCACATCGAGCTAAAGGTCGATACGGCGGTGATAGTTGCGCTGGAGACGAAGAAGGAGGCAGTTGAAAAGATCGAAAATCTCCATACCGTAACGGTGGAGAAGCTTGAGGAGGTTAAGCAGGACTTGCAGATTGCAAAGGTAGAAGCGATGCAAGCGATAGCTCAAAACGGACATAATAACGGAAAGTAAAATGGCCGAGATCGAAGTCAATGATTTGATGTCCATCGGCGTAATTCAAGATGAACCGGGGTATCAGATACCGCCGGAGGGGTGGACGCTTGGCCAAAATGTACGCTATATTGCGAATGGGGTTGAGCAATTGCCGGGGTGGAGTGGGACGCTAGGGACTAATCCGAGGACCAGCGCCGATACCCCAATGGCGCTTATGTATATTAGCTCAGCCTCCCAGCCGTGGTGGCTTTGGGCTTCTCTTACTAAGATATATGCTTTCGATGGTGTTACTGACACAGACATAACCCGCGCCGTTGGAGGCAATTACAATGCTGTCGATGCAAAGAGTTGGAATGGAACTATATTTCAAGGCACTCCGATACTGAACGATGGAGTTGATAAGCCACAGTTCTGGGCAACATATAGTTCAGGCACAAAGATGCAAGACCTTACTAATTGGCCTGCAAGTTTCAGCTCTAAGGTCGTGCGGTCATTTCTCAGTTATATGTTTGCGCTCAATAATACAACTAGCGGTGTAAATCTGCCGCACCAAGTGAGGTGGTCAAGTGGCGCCGTTCCGGGGTCTCTCCCTTCTACTTGGGACTACACTGACCCCACTAATGATGCTGGAACCGTTCAGCTCCCGGATGTGGCTTCTGGGCGCATTCTTGATGGGCAAGAACTTTCGGGCCAGTTTTTTATATATAAGGAAGCGAGTATCTGGAGGGTCCAGTTTATTGGCTCTCCTTTCGTATTCTCGTTCCACTCGTTCATGGAAAATACTGGTATTCTTGCAACGAGGTGTCTTGCCGTAACGGCTGATGGTCTAAACCATGTCGTAGTGACGCAAGATGATATGGTTGTCCATAATGGAATATCAGCACATAGCCTTCTTTCTAAGCGGATGAGAAGATACCTATTTAACCGGATTGATTCAAATACCTTCGACACCTCCTTCTGCTTCACCAGCCCGGTTTATGATGAAGTGTGGTTCTGCTACCCCTCGACTGGAAAACTTGAACCAGATTCGGCCCTCATTTGGAATTATAAGTATAATAGCTTCACCGAGGCCACAGGGATCGATTTTAGGGCAGTGGAGATTGGGACCATACCAGTGAGCAGTTTAACATGGGTGCAGCAGACCTTAACGTGGGCAGCAGATACGGCGCCTTGGGCGAGTAGCAAAAGACGTCGCTTAGTTGCCGCTAATCCCAATACAAAGAAGTTAATTCTTCTCGATGATACAAGTACTAATCAACGCGATGGGGTGCCATTTACAGGCATCGTCCAGCGAACCGGACTCAGTATAACTGGGCAGAAGAGAAATGGTGAATGGATCGTCGATCTGAAAAATCAGAAGATGATACGGGTGCTCTGGCCGAAGGCAATAGCTCCGACCCCAGGGATTCAGGTGAGGGTGGGATATGCCCAGACCATAAATGGCAACGTCACATGGAATCCATATCAACAGTTCGATCCGAACGTAAATTTATTCGTAGAAGGATGCGAGGGGCAGGGAAGAAGTATCGCAGTTGAATTTAGGAGTCAGAATGGCTTCCGCCTTGATGGCTACAAGATTGATTTAGAGCCGTTGGGAGAATTTTAATGGCTCTAGCTGATACCCCTCCCTATACACCAAACCCGCCGACGATCACCCCCCAGACAGAAGATGGGAGGAATATAGCTGCGTGGGTGCAAAAGGAGCTGACAAATATCTCCAATAATATGGGGAACCAAACCAGGTTGCAGTTAACACCGATTTCAGTGCCGCCTCCGACTCCGAGAGAGGCTCTGATAGCATATGCTGATGGCGTTAATTGGAACCCCGGAAATTTAGGCTTCGGCCCGAGGGTATATCAAAATGGTATTTGGAGGTCAACGGGGCCAGTTTTTGATGCGAGAGACCTCGGTATAAAAGCGGATAATTCCACAGACAATAGTGCGAAGATCGATGCAGCTCTAGCTGGGATAGCTGCTACTGGTGGCGGGACATTATGGCTTCCGCCAGGGAATATTTTAGCTAGCACTGGCAGCGTCAAACCTAGATCGAATACAATCCTTCAAGGCTCTGGTATTGATGCGACATTTCTCGTAAATACTACACCGACATTTCCTGATGACCAGACTATTTCTATATATGGAACCATGACAGGGGCTAATACAGGTTGGCCGGGTTCGAATACTACCTATCCGTGCGACCCGCCAGTGGTTGGGGATAATAAGGTCAAAGCAACGGTGAATGCAGACGCTGGTAATTTCCCCATAGGTACAATAATTTTTATCTCCGGAGGTTTACATGCCACTAGCTTTTGGTACCCAGGTTGGTTTACGACTGTAAAGGCCACAAACGCAGGGACCGGTATCATAACTCTTGATGAGACGCTACCATTTGGTGGCGCCCAAATTACAACGATTCAAAAAATTCTTACTCTGAAGCAGAATATTGCGATCCGTGATATGACGGTTGTCGCGGGCGCAGCCTCGGCGATTGGATGCTTTGTTGCGAAGAATATCTTGATTGAGAATGTGAGGTGCATCCCTGGTGCCTCTGGTGTAGCAACTGGCCCTGGAGCGACACTCGGTGTCTGCCGCAATAGTATGTTTCGCGGCGTCCGCATGGAACAAGGGTGTGGCCCGCTCGATTTGTTTGTGGCCTCTGATAGTTATATTGATGGTGCCCATCTCATTAATTCAGCCATTGTGATCGATGGGGGATCTTTTGACTGCGGAGTGATAAATAGCTATATTAAAGACCCGACGGAGCGCGGCAGCGCCTCACACGCAATTCTGATTGCAGAGTATTGCCAACGCATCCGTGTGATCGGTGATACTATCACCGGGGTTCCAGATGGCTTTTCGGGTATTTCTTGTGCATCTTCTCCAGATGCCAACCGTTTTTACTCTCTAATTGCAAGCAGTATAAGCGGCGCCGTTTATTCGACTGGAAATATAGGAATATCTGGAGCCTTTGCCGCTGCTATCGGGAATCATTTTGCTAATCTCCAGATTGCCATCGCACCGGATAATAATTCGCCTGCATTTATGGATGGGAATACATATGATAATGTTCTACATAGAATAACAAATGATGGTCTAATCGGCGCGAATACAAATTGGCGCTCGCAGGCGTCTGGTGGGCTTAAGAATATGCAGACGGCTACAGCTATACCGTCTGTCATCGGCGCAGGTAAATATCAGCTATTTAACGCCGCCGCGCAGACTGTTACCAATTTTTCTGGCGCCGAGATCAGCGATGAGATCACTGTCTTTCTAGCTGATGGTAATACCACATTTCAACATAGTGGAACTTTGCAGCTAAAGGGTGCTATCAATTATAATCCAATAGCAAATGTTACGATGAAATTTCTGATGACGGCAGGGGGTCCAAATTGGACTGAAGTTTCGAGGAGCGCCTAATGATACCGCAGGTATGCTTACTCACAAAGGATCAAGCTGCCCAGTATTGGCAGCAGATTGAATGGCGGATTGATGCGACTCCGAGCATGAGACGATTTTATTCTAAGGAGGATATTGTCGATTTGGTCTTTAAGGATGAGATGCAGGTGTGGACCGCGGGGGAGGACTTGGTTCTTTTAACCACAATTTTGACTACGCCGGTGGGAAAGGTCCTTCAGATCGTGTGGGCACATGGCTCGGGGCTCATAGATTATTTCGAAGAGCTTAGGGAGAAATTTAATCTCTTCTCCTGGATGAACCAATGTATCCGACTCGAGGTCCTAGGTCGACCGGGGTGGGAGAGAAAATTCCGGAAAGAGCTGGGGTTTAGAATCGATTATGTCGCATATGGATGCGAGATACAGAAACCAAGGATGAACTAAAATGAGCGGCGGCGGATCAGGAAGTTCTACTCAAACTACGGTACAGCAGCTCTCGCCAGAACAGCAGCAATTGCTAAATATGTCGATGCCATTTGCGTCGAAATATGCGCAGAATCAGCCGGTTTTGCCTTCTGGAAGCTCAGTCGCGGGGTTTACTGATCCGCAGAAAGCGGGGCAGGCTGCAACGCTCGGGGCCGCAGGCCCTGGAGGAGCGGTATCACAGGAGGCCCAGGGGGGCGCTGCAGCTCATGATTTTCTAACCTCTGGTAAGGCGCTCGATCCAAATTCAAATCCGGGGCTCCAAGCGGCCATAAGAGGGGCCGTTCAGCCGATGGAGGAGAATTTTCAGGAGACGGTACTGCCTGGGATAAGGTCGGCGGGCACTGCGGCGGGGCCACTTGGGAGTCGCGAGCAAATTGCCGAAGGCATTGCGGCAAAAGGGGAAGAGCGGGCGGTTGGTAGCGTCACGGGGAGTATGGAAAATCAGAACTATCAGAATGCACTGGATCAGATGACGAGAGCAATGGGATTAACTCCGACGGTTCAACAGGGGAGCCTTGAGCCGGGCGCCGCCACGTCGGCGGTTGGTGATGTTCAGCAGCAGTTGGAGCAACAACAGCTAACTGAGGCGTTTAATAAATTCATGTTCCCGCAGACGCAGCCGCTTTCGACTGCGGAATCTTTTGCTGGTATGGCAGGAGGAATACCGGGTGGAGGAAGTACTACACAAGGAACGGCTAGTAATTCCGGGGCGCCGGCGTGGCAGCAGGCTGCGGGGTATGGAACGCTAGCGGCTGGATTGTTAGGAAGTGGCGGCCTCGCAGGTGGGATGGCTTCTTTAGCTCCTCTACTAGCGTTTATATAAGCGATGGAGGACCTGTTCCATCTATTTATAATCATCCTAGCTTATATATGTGGGTGGGCTGCGAGAGACTCCTTGGAGGATAAAATGCCTTTCAAATCTAAGTTGCAGCAAAGGTGGGGGAATTCACCAGCGGGGCATGAAGCTCTTGGAGATGCTGGAGTTAAGGAGTGGAATGCGGCGACGAAGGGGAAAGAGTTGCCTGAGAAGGTCGAGAAGCCTAAAATTGGGCTTCAGACCCTGATTAATAAGAACAAGGGGAGATAAAAGATGGCCCTCGATGATGATTTCGCTGGCGGCTTCAGCAATTACTACAACCCCAGCTTCGGGTTGATGATGGCGCAGGAGCATCAACATCCGATGTTTGCACAGCACATGGCAATGAATAACGTGCCGGTGCCGCAAGATTTCCCCGCTGATTTCAGCCATCAGGATGCTCATGCTCTTTTAGGGGGGAAGGACCAATCTAGAGCGCCGGGGATGGGCGAGGCAGGGCTCCCGCAGCAGGGGAGCTTTGATGAGAGATTCTCGGATAGCATAAAGGGTCCGCCGGGGACGCCGGGAGGAGCTATGCCATTTACTGATCCGATGTCGGGCGCCGACATGCCGGGGCCGCCACCAAAGCCAACGCCGACGGTCGATCCCACGACTGGGATACCTATTCCATTACCTCGAGAAAGACCTGCCCCAGAGGCTACAAGCCCCGGTCCCAAGGCGGTATATGATGCCCCTCCGGGGCGGAATGAGCGGCCGAGGTTTGGCCAATTTTTACACCCGCTTGGAGAGGGGGAAGAAGGTAGACCGAAGCCGAACGTGGGCTTTCCAAGTTCCATACCGGGCTACAAGCCTACGGGGGCAGCAGCTGAACCTCTAAAGAAGCCAGATGAAAAACCGACACCGGCGGCTGATATCCCAGCAACGGTATCTGGAGCGACAGTTCCAGCGGGATCGGAGGCAGAACATCCTGGAGGACTTAATAAAGAAGACCCGAATGCGAAAACGACGTCTGAAAAGGAGAAGAAGGGAGATAAGGAGGGCTCTTGGGATGGCTTTGGGAAAGCCTTGGCTGGTATCGCGGCAATGAAGCCGCCGCAGATTCAGTTTCCTCACCCAGGTAACATCCCCCATCCCTCGAATCAGATTAGTAGGTCGACTCTTCCGACGGAGTTGATGAAGGAATTATCTTCGATCGGCCATCCTGGGCAATTGCTCAGACTCGGGGCGGCGTTGAAGGGGAGATAAAGGGTGTCGTTCCTTCCTCAAAGGGAACGACACCATTAGGAGGCCAATATGGTACAGCCGATAGACCAACAGGATGACCCTCTTCAGCCGCCGCCTCTGGGGCAAAGTCTCCAAGCTGGCCGAACAGCCGCGTCGCCCGCGCCGGGGATTGAGCCGGGGAAACTGCTTGATGGGTGGAATCAGTGGGTCGATAAGCCCCATAATAGGGCTGCTCTAATGCAGTTTGGCATTGCGATGCTTCAGCCTATGGGAATGGGGGAGAATGCCTCTGGCCACTTTGCTAATGCCGTCGGCTCGGCTGGCGAGGCGCATCAGAGGGTGACAGGGCAGGAGCAGTTAGCGAGGAAGGAAGATACCGCGGCCACGCTTAGAGAATCGACAGCGGCGGCTAGAGAGCAGACGGCTAATGCTGCAGAACTGAGAGCACTTCAGACGGGAGAAAATCAGCGCCTCCGGTCAGAAAATCAGGGGCTTCAAGGGGCATCGGCTGTGCTCCGCGCACAGACGGATGCAAAGAAGAACTATGCAAAGGAAAAGTCGGAATGGGAGTTGTTCCATCCAAAGGAGCCATTTCCGACTTTCGAGAATTGGTCGAGAGAGAATTCAGCAACAAACCCGGTGGGAACTAGTGGAATTGCTGGGTCTGCTACAGCACCTTCAACCACTGGGGGAAGACAGAAATGGGTCGATCTTCAGCGTGATCCGCAACTTGCTCAGCAACTTTATTCGGTCCGCTCCCATGTCTCCTCAGGAAATCCAAAGGATATAGAGAACGCACAGAGATATGTTCAAACAGTTATAGCACCGAGGGTCGATCCGAGTGAATTGCATAGCGTCTACATGTCCCTTGGTATTCCAGAGAGATAGAGGAGATAGAAATGCTAGACCCACGACTTTTAGCGGCGCTTGGACTAGGTGGTGGAATGCCTGGTACTAGTGGTATGCCTGGAGGTGGCCCACTTGGCGGAATGTTGCCAGGTGCTCCAGCGCCAGGAGGAGGTATGCCGCCCCCTAATCCGATGACAGGGGATGCCGGGCCGATGTCTATGGGAGGGATGGGAGGCCCACCTCCTAATCCACCGGCATCCCCGCAAAGTCAAATGCAGCCGGCGACGAATGCCCTAAGTCCTCCGGGAGCGATGCCAAATCCAGGTGGGAATACTAGCCCGCCAGCGGGAGGAGCTTCGAATGCCCCCGCGGCACCAAATCCGCAGGAGCCGACGGGGGAAAGTCCAAATCAGAGGTCGCCGCAGAATGCTCTGCCGCATTTTCCCCGGAATAGATTTGGCGCTATGCTTCTACCCCAGGGGGGGCAGGTCGGAGGAAGTCAAGGTCAGCCACCGAACCCATCCTCTGCATTCAATTGGCAGAATATGCTTGGGCAATTCCTTCAGAGGAGAAATCAAGCTGGAGGAATGCCATTCGGTTCCGGCGCCGGTGGCGCACCGCAGCAAGGACCACCGACAGTCTCGGGGCTATAAGAGATGCCTGATATTCAAAGCTGGGACCAACTGCTTCCGCAAATGGCGGCGCCGAAGGTCAGTTCGTGGGATGAACTATTGCCGAAATCCCCAGAGGCGGCTACTATTCGGACGCCGGAAGCTGCGGTTGCAAAAACGGCAGAAGAGGCAGGGGTAAAGCCAGATGAGTCAAAAGGGGAGAAGAGTTCGGACGAAGGTTTCTGGTCGCTGGCAAGTAGGAGCTTTATGCAATCCGCGCTCCGAGCGGGTCAGGAAACTGCTGCTAGCGCGACGGCTGCGGTTCCTTCGGCTCTTGGCGGAAGTACTGTCGCGCAACAGGCAGCAACTCTTCCCGAACCAGATGCTCAGGATGAAATTACGCAGCTTAGCCAAAAGCCCATAACTTCGGATTGGACTAATTCGAGGATGTGGGGGGCTAAGATTGGTGGATGGTTGGGATCGAGTGCTCCTACAATGGCTATGGGCGGCGCTGGCGCGGCTGCTGGTGGCCTGGCCGGCGGCCCTGTTGGAGCTATAGCAGGCGGCGCTGGCGGCGGTGCTTTAGGAATGGCCCTTCAGACTGCTGTGCCAGCATACAAGGCTGCGCTAGATAGAGGGCTCGATCCGGATTCTGCTTATCATGAAATGATGGTGCAGACCGGAATTGCTACTGCCTTCGGCGGCGCGATGGGAATTACGGGAGGGGTGCCATATTTCGGCACCACGATTGAAGGGGCTCTTAAACGTCCGGTAATGGAGGCGCTTACGAAAATCCTCGGAACTAATCCGGGGTTAATGGTCGCGCAGGCTCAGACGCAGAAGGCAGCAGGTCCCGGTGGATGGCTAACTCCAGATGAGGTGCTAGAGGGATATATATCTGGTGCCGGAGTCGGCGCTGCATTGCATGGAGCTGGAGAAGTTATTAAACCATTTTCAAATAAAGTTAAAGAAAGATGGCAGAGTGGCCTAACGCCGGAAGGCCTTCGCCGTGGGTATGATGTGACGCAGGAGCCCAGCCCCGATTTGCCGAACTTAACTTCTAGCAGCCCCATGTGGCCGATGGGAGCTGACTTCTATGATAAAGTGAGTGATGCCATTGCGAAGCATCCGGAATCGCAGATGAAGTCGGAAGAATGGCATGGTATAATGAAGGATGCTCATGCCTCGGCGGAAAATGTCGAACTCCCATTTTGGCTCGCGGATGATAAGGGGAAGGTCGATAAGGATCGATTGCTGGCTTATGTAGAAACAAGAGGTACTTGGGTTCAGGATGAGAAGCCCGATGCTTCAGGGATAGAGACCCTAAGAGTTCATGAGCCTACAGGTACAACGATGCCGTTTGGAGTGATTAGATTTCGCGCCACTAGGGATAGGGATGGAACTCCCATCCTAGCAGTCAATCAGCTTAGTATAAATTCTAGTAGAATGAGGGCAATGCAGGCCAATCCGATGGATGTCCTTGCGCATATAATTGCGCAGCAGGCAGTGGAGAGCCATACAGATAGAATTACGTGGGGAGATCATATCGCTGGACTTCAAGACGCCATGGGACGCCTTGCTGAAATGCACGGAATGGGCCCCGTTGGAAGGACAAGAGTCGATGGCTGGTCTTCTGATTCGAATTATGTGAATGTCTCACCAGTAAATGCGGCGAACATCAGGCAGGGAACGTCGCTTTTTAGCAGAGGCCCAGGGACATACCTCAATGACGATCCATTCGGCCCGGGAAGGAAGGCGATCAGCCAAACGTTTGATCAATTCGACGCGGCGAGGAAAAGAAATGTCCCGATGTCGAAGTGGACGCAAACACCGGAAGGTGGCCTCGGCATCTATATGCGAATTAGACATGAAGGAGCTAATCGCCTCATTGATATCGCCAACTTGGATTTCGACAAAAGGGGAACAGGAGCTTTTAGCCATTATCTCGATCATATTGAAAGAGAAGCGGGGCGGAGAGGATATAATGGCGTCCGAGTAGAGAACATATTCAACGAGCGCCTGCCGGCGTTTCTAGAGAAGCGTGGATATGTGAAAGAGAGGCCCCAATTCGGTAGTGAGATGGGTCCTGATGAGCCACCTTCGATGCGGCTCAATGAATTATTCCTGAGACAGAGGCAGGAGAGTGAAGCTTCTAGGCCTCCACCTAAAATGTTTGGCTTACCTGCAGAAGTATATGAACAAAGGATGAGAGATGTTGATGCAAAACATCCTGAGTTTAGACAAATACCATATGGAGTTGACCCTGAATATATAAGATCTTTATCTTATGAAGATTATGTTAAGATGTTAAGGCAATCTGGTGAAGATTATGCTAAGCTGTTAAAGGAACATCCAGACACCACCAGTTCAGCTCAGTCGGAGGCGATGGCTACAGGCCTAGGGCCGTCTGGCCCACCAACTCGCAATCCGATGGGAGGGCCATTTCCCGTTGCCGATCCGAGGGGGGCGATGCTTCTGCCCTCGCAGCTAAGGCCGGCGGCGAGGAGAGTAGTGAAGATTGTTGATGAGCTGAGGAAGGCGATGGGGATGAAGGTCCCTGTCAATATTAACATCCACGACGCAATAGGACCAGGGAATTCTCTCGGGCAAGCTAGAAGGTCAGGGTTTGGATATCAAATTGACCTCTATCTTAGCCCTCATGAGAGGACTGGGGCTGAAGGTCTATGGGCAACCGCGGCGCACGAGTTTGGCCACGTTGTAATGTGGCACTTCTTCGATCGAAGTCCCATCGCTATTAAGAATGCTATCACCAATGCGTTTGATAATTGGAGGAGAGCGGCGCCGCCGGGGCAGACGATGAATGAGCTGGGGCTGAGACGTAATAACGCCGTCGACCTGCATTATGGCGGCCATTGGTACGATCCGGATTATCCTATCTTAAGTCTCACGCCAGAGAGACAGCGCTATTGGAATGGGTTCGAAGAATGGTTTGCGGAGCAAACTGCAAGGTGGGCCATAACTTCTGAGAAGCCCCTTGGAATGGTCGATCGGTTCTTCCATTCTCTCGGGAATAGGATTGCTAAGGTCATAAGTGCTTTTAGAGCTAAGGTAACTAGGGCGGCTGCTGGTTCGACAGTGACACCAGAGCAGTTAGAGGCAGCGGTCATCCAACCAGTTAAGGAGATGAAGGATTGGCTCGATTCGCTGGTGAAGGATATCCAGCCATTCGCCGCAGATATTATTGCGGCAGCTCAGCTGAGGTCACTCCGGCAAAATCAGACGGCGATAAATCGCGGCGGACCTGGCGGCGGTGCTGCTATTACAGCGGTCCCGCAGACCCTATCGACCGCGGGTGGGAGGGGATTAATAAGCCGCATATTTGGAAGCTCTGGCCCAAATCCGGGAATGGCAGCCCATGCTGATCGGTTTAATAAGTTCTATGAGTGGATGATTTCATTGCCGCAATTAGCAAAGCTGAATCCACATATCGATGGCCTTCAGCGGTATAGAGAACTGGTCTCTATGTTCAATACTGAAATCAATTCGATGCGAGGGGAGGCGCAAGGCACAGCGAAAGCTTGGACGGCCCTTTTACCCAGTCAGAGCGACGCGCTCGCGGCTTTACTCGATGATTATGGAAATATGAGATATCGCACTCCGGCGGAGATTGCAGCGAAGACTGTACGTCGGCCAACTCAGCCTGAGTTCGATGTGATGGCGCGGCGACATGGGGTGACAGATAAAGGGATTGCGGTATTTAGAAAGGTCGTGCAAGATTTCGATAGGATGTTAAGTCGGTATAGAATGCTTCTCGAACAGGGGGCGCATGAAATTACTGATCCGATAGAGTCAGTGAAGAGACTTCAAGATATCGCTGAGCAGATTGACAGAATGCAGAAGGCGCCATATCTACCATTTATGAGGTTTGGAAATTATACCCTTACTGTTCGGGATAGTGCGGGTAAAGTGGTCCATTTTGAGACTTTTGAAAGTGAGCGCAAGAGAGACGGGGCGCATGAGGATGCAAAGATAGCACATCCAGGTCACGAAATCAGATCGGGTTACCTCGCAGAAGATGTTGCTCCTCTTCTCGGAATGCCTCCAGGCTTAATCGATAAGCTTGGAGAAAAGCTTTCCCTTTCTGACTCTCAACGGCGGGCGCTGGATGAATTGAGGTTTGAATATATGCCGGCGCAAAGCTTTGCACATCGTTTTCAGCAGAAGAAAAGGGTTCCCGGCTATTCTACTGATTTCCTTCGCGCATATGCGAGCTATATGTTCCATGGCGCGAATTACTTCACACGGGCGAAGTATGTCGATAGCTTAGTTGGAGCGGAGAAGCAGACTAGGGAACAGAGCCTTGGGCTTGAATTTGGGACAAAGAGAGATCAAATTGCCAATTATATGAAAGAGCACTTCGGGATGATGATGGACCCGAAACCGGATTTTGCGAACCTTCGTAGCATGATGTTCCATTGGGCGTTGGGATTTTCCCCGGCAGCGGCGACGCTAAATCTATCGCAGACTATACTTGGCACGTATCCGTATCTCGCATCCAAATTCGGGAACGATGCAAAGGCCATAGCGGCGATGTTTAAAGCTTCCTCGCGTCTCTCTACATTCTATACCAAGATGCGGTTGGAAGGTACTACCGACCCCGAGTTGAAGGGAATAAGTGAAGCTGTGAGGGAGGGTCTTATTTCTGAAACGCAGGCCAATGTCCTCGCCGCCACTGCTGACGGTCGTGTATTGCTCCAAGGTTTCGGAGGCAATCGTGCTGAGAAGGCGTTCAACCTCTTCTCCCGCGCATCCCAATTCTTCTTCGAGATGACAGAACAGACTAATAGAAGAGTGGCATTCCGCGCGGCATGGGACCTCGCCATGTCCGATCCTGGTAATCCACATGTGGGCGCGGTGGTCAGGGAGAATCAAATTCTGTTTGACTCCCTTCGCCTCAAGGGGTTTACGGAACAGGAGGCACGGGCTTATGTAACTGCGAAGGACGCAGTCGAGAGCACACAGTATGTCTATGCGCCGTATGCCCGGCCGAAGTTTATGACTAAGGTCCCTCTCGGGAAGACCCTTTTTATTTTCAAGTCTTTTACGCAAAACACCCTCTTCTATTTGTGGAACAATCCGGGGGCTGCAGCTAGGAGCTTAATAATCCTCGGTGCAGCCGGGGGACTAATGGGTCTGCCGGGAATGGAGGACATGAATGGGATAATTCGAGCCCTCGCATATCACTTGTTCGGAAAAGATTTCGATCTGCAGGACCTAACTCGGCAGTTTGTTCTTGATGTCCTACACGGAGCAGAAAATGAGGGTCGTCCCGGTAGTCTGACGGGAGAGGGGGGAGGCATTCGTCCAGATATTCTTCTTCATGGTCTGAGTCGGGTTGGTTATGGGATTCCAGCCATAGCGGATTTAATGGGGAATATCGCGGGTATGGGCCACATTCCCATGCCTGTTGTAGATAGACATGCCAATCTTTCGATGGGGAATATTCTCCCGATCGAGCCGGGGGTTGTGGGCGCTCCGCAGATAACAGGTCCTGGAGCAGGGACGCAGAACATAGACTCGGCCTTAGCAAGGCAAACTCAACGAGCATCTGGAGCAGCGTTTGGTGTAGGATTTTCCCTATACCGGGCTCTGGAGGCGAGTCTTCAGGGCGGGTTTGAAGCGAAAAAATGGGAACAGGCAATGCCGACAGCTCTGCGGAATGCATCCCAAGCGTTTCGCTTCTATAATGAGGGGAAAGCGAGAAACCAGCAGGGAGCGGCGCTGGTTCGCTTCGATCCGACGGAACCGGAGCAGATGATGGAAATAATGGGGCAGTCGATCGGGTATCGGCCTTCGAGACTTTCCGTCCAATGGGATCGGATAACAGCGGAAAAAGAAGCTGCGGCATTCTGGGATGTTCGAAAGGCTTACTTGATGCAAGCAGCTTGGACAGCGCAGCAGTCAGGGGATAAGGAGGTCTATCAAGGGACATTGGATGCCATCCGTAAGTTTAATAAGGACCTTCCTGATGAAGCGAGGGGCAAAGCCATTACTGTCGATGCCCTTCGCCAGAGTTTTATAAACAAGGCTAAGGCGACTCAGGCAACGGAGTCTGGTATTCCGCGTCAGAGGGCGAACGTACCTCTGGCCAGATCGGTCCAGCGGCTATATCCGGAGGCCGCTCCCGATGCTGGGAGGAACTATCCGCCGCAGGGAGGGGCGCTCGGGCGCTAATCTGAGCTGCCCTTTTAGCTATCTTCTCCAGGTTCGTCCGCGCGACCGATTCTAGGCTCCAACCCAGCTCCTTCGACAGGACCGCGAGGTACCACAGGACGTCCCCCAGCTCTAAGACCAGGGCTTCCCGCCTCTCCGTGGACAGGTGCCCCTGGTCGTCCCTCATCACCTTCTTGACCACGTTCGCTACCTCCCCCGCTTCCCCGTTGAGGGCTAACGCCAAGTACATTACCCCCGTGAAGCTCCCCTGACCGGGATAGATCGCCGGCTCTAGAGCTATCGTTTGATACTCCTCCAAAGACATACGCTTTGGAGTTGTCCCAGTACCATATATTTTCTGTTGGGTTGATGAGGTCAAGTTTTAGCTCCTTCTGTTTATCCGTCCACTCGGGCGTTTCGTCATAGATTGCTGGAGGCCAGAATTCTCCGTCTCTCCTCGCGACCATTATACATCCCTGGTCGACGATAACGCTGGTGATTATCGCGGGGATTTCGCGATAGAATATCAGCCGGCCGATTAGCTTCTTTGCCTCCTCCGGTTCCCAATAGCGATGGAGAGAATGTTCCATTATAATTGGGATAAGGTTGGCCGCCCGTTTAAGTGCCCATTCGGGCTCGCGGAAGAAGAACTCATATACCTGGATTCCGTTGAAGAATATCTGGCAATCACCTCCCTTCCTGACCTGATCGCCGCTGTAGTAGCTCGATTTTAGATAGTTGCTAGATTTGATGATGACGTCGACGAGGATGCGATGCCCATCGAAGCCCGTGGGTTCTTTTCCTCCCATATCAACGTAGTGTTTATTATCATTGCGAGAGTGGGGATGCTCGCCATAGATAAGAGGATATTCAGTTCCACGGACTATAACGGTTCCGTGGTCGGACCACTTCGACTTGTCTCCTGCGCCCCATTGGCTATTTTCTGTGAGTTCTCTTTGGAACTCCTTTGCCGTCGATAAGAGGGCATTTATTAAGTGATGCATTCCCGGTGGTTGTCCGTCGGGTAGCGCATTAAACTGCTTAACTTTCTCTTCGAGTTGTTCGAAGGTGTCTATTGGCTGACTCATAGCGTGAATGCCTTTGGTGTGAGGTTGATGACGGGTATTCCATTCTCAGAGCCGATAGTAAAGACGCCCATATTACATCCGTGGGTTAAGGTCTCCTCTAGTTGCTTGGGCCTCAGACTTCTAAAAGAGTTGAGTTGGAGAATGTCCTTAGTAACCCTCTGCCCCGGTTGCGCCGCGATGAAAGACCTTATTTCGATCAAAGCAGTTGCGATTTCATTCTGCCCGATGGCTTCGAAGGTCTTTAGCATTTGTTTTTCCATTATATTGATTATTCTTTCCGCCTCTCGTAAGTCAGATACGTCGATGAAGAGTTCATCCCTTCGAGAGGCGGCGACGACCATTGCGACTTTGTGCAGGTGGGTCTGTTTTCTTGCAATATAGCCTGAGTAGCGCTCTGAAGCCATATGGATTGGTCGCCCGGAGCTATGGTGGTGGATATACCACGCGCGGCCCCAAATCCGAGCTTCTTCATTAAGGAAGTAAGGGCCAGCAAGCTGAGAGATTTGAAAAAGGTCATCGACGAGTTCTTTTTTCCTCTTTTCATGTTCAGCGTCCCCTTGCATCTCATCCGGATAAGGAATCAATGCCCTCTTGTTCGTCTCGTGTATAAAGATAATACGGGAGGCTAGGCCCCCTCCAATCATAACTGCGGGGAAATTCTGGGATAACCATGCGGGGGTAGTCGCTGCGATCACGTTCAGCCACGGGGCTCTCACTTCGACATCCCCGCTCGATTTCGTGGAGTGTGTGAAGGTAGCGTCGCCGCCATCCCACATCCGGATCAGGAAGCTTAGGAGCTTGTCGTCGTCCATAGTCAGGAACGTTCCCAGCTCCGAAACACCGCAGGTAATCGCGGACATGGGCTGGAGGCTCTGGCGTCCCTTCAAGTCGAGATATTTTACAAACTCCGTGCTCTCGGCCAGAGAATCGGCCAACTTTTGCCATGTCATAGACTCCGGGCCGAATCTGATGCCAGCTTCCGTCGGCAGCTTCAATAATAAGTCCATACCGATCGATATAGAAGTTGACTTGGCGGCAATCCCAGCAGGCGCAACGAGGATGATATAGAAGTTCGGAGTCCAGGTAAATTTTCTCATGTCGATCCATACTCGCCTCCTTAGGGCTCCGGCGATAGTTGCTATTCCCGTCCAGAAGTGGAAGTTGAGAGGACTCTCCATATCCTTTGTGAATTCGAGATAGGCGTCCAGCCAGTGTTTGAAGTGCCGCGCCATCTATGCCGCATCCTTTAGCTCCTCGACATCGCCCCAGGATTTAGCTGAGGCTTTTATCTTCCATGGGATTATTAGCGGTGGGTCATATGGCACTGGATTATGTAGCGCCGTTTTTAGTTCCGGAATACAGGCGGGGAATATCGACTTATGAACCTGCATTAAGAGGGAGTCGTGTACTTGAAGCCGTAGGTCTGCCCATGGGCATCTCTGTTCGACTCTAAGGGCTCCTTGGAAACAGGTCTCTGCAACTGTAGATTGCGGGACCCAAGCGAGAGCTTGACCAAGGAGGGATTCAATTCGATCGAAATAGATAATTCGGTATCCAAAGGCATTTCGGATAGTACGGTCTTTAGATAACTGACG